TCCCAAAAGCTTTGTATTATTGATTTTCTATGTATCTTTGCATCGTTATTATTTCTCGGGGTATTAGCTCATCTGGCTAATTTATTCTATCTTATAATCCTTTATATATCATTCGTTTATAAAAAATCATTTTCTTTAATGTTGAAACAATGTTGAAACAACGGAGTTTTTATGGAAAAGCCGTGGAATGATGCCCGGCTTATATTGTTGGTTTGGAACCGCCACTTATTTTGGTCATTGTGTCATATTCCGTTTCTTTTCTTCTTTTCTCATCCTCGTCTTTGAGATACTTGTTCCTTATATCTTTGGATGTCGTTTGTCATTCCCCATACTTTGAAGAAGAGGATAATTTGCAGTACTCCGAATATTAGGAGTATGATTTAGGTGTAGTTGTAACAAGCAGTGCATAAAAAATAAATATGCACTGCTTGTTTGATTAAAGCTTTTCGTTTTTTAATAATTCTGGATGGTCATATGTGTAATATACCTTGAAAATAAAAGTATATTCATTAATAACATCTCTAATCTGGATGGGCAGCATTAATCTGATTTCGCCAGCTTCTTTTCCTATATATTTTTCAGGAAGCATGGAACGCTTTTTCCATCCATTTCCGATTGTGTTATAACCTATTTTTATACCATCGTCATAATAAACATTAGATGTCGGGGTTGCTAAATCTTCAATTTTGGCACCTTTTATGATTGTGGTAGCTGGTTGGTCTCCTTCTCGTTCGGAGAATTTTGTTCCAACATGCATAATTTTTGAGGATAAACCATCTAATCCTACAAATGCTGCTTCATTCCAAATGATTTTAAGAGAATGATCGGATACATTTTTTAGCATAAAGTTAAACTGCTCTGAAGTACCAAAAATTACAATGTCTATTATGCTGTCGTTATATGAATATTTATCAATCCCATTGTCTTGTATGATTTTTGTATTACCATATCGATTTGTTGCTTTTTCTGGCTTTTCAACTTTCAATAAAGCTGTCTTATAGCTTCCTTTGAGTGCCTTTTGAAAAGGCGTAGTTTTAACCATTGAATACGGACATTCTATAATTTCCCCAGTTCGTTTATTTTTAACTTTTACATTTATTTCTGCTGTCGCATAATCTTTACCAACTCCCTTCCCTATAAATAGATCAACAATTTCATATTGATCTTTGACCATATCGTGTTGTATTGTTTTTCCCATATGAAGTTGTTTGTATTCTTCAAAAGGTTCAGTGAAAACAATGGGCATATACGAAATGAGTGGCCATTGTTTAACTCCGCTCCATATACTAACTTTTACGGAAACTTCTTCATATCCTTTAAATTTAATCTTTCTTTTAGACCCGTTTTCGATAGCAATGATGGAAATTTCTTTATTAGGCTTGTCGTTAAGAGTTATATTTTTAACTGTGACTTTTGATATAGTGTAAGTCTTGCCAATGTAAGATTCGTTAAATTTAAATCCAGATTTATCCCATGTTTCTAATTGCCCATATGCGGGGCGCACCATAAAGCATTTTCCTACATACTGTTGGTATTCTTCTTCTGTCTTTTGTTGATTAAAACCAAAGTTGGTACTAGTGTTAAAGGCGAAGGATGTAATATGGCTTACTAGTAGTCCAAACAAAAATAAAATCTTCTTCATAATCTTAATATATTTAGTTTCTAAAATCTCTTTACAGCTCCCAATACTTGAAATATAGTTCTAATCATTCTTGCAGGAAGTTGTTGTGGGGAATACTCTGGTGATTTATTGGATGGAATGAGCGTATATGAATCGTCAGTTTTCCCAGCTCCCAATCTTTTTATAGTGCGCATATCGTTTGTTGTAACGATGGCATACACTTCTCCAAGTGGAAGAAATGATTTATCTTCTATTTTCTTCAATGCTATTATATCTCCGTGATTGATTTCCGGTTCCATAGAATGACCTGTAACATTGCACCAGCAATCCGCATTATTGTATTTTTGAAAATCTATCATATATTCTGGATTTATAGTTTGGTCGTTTAGAATCAGGTCAAAGCCACCTATAAAATCTACATTATAATAGGGAACGCCTTTTGTATAGTTGATTTTAGGTTGTTCAGTACCATATTCCAAAATTGGCTCCATTGCAATATTCTCGTTATTTTCTTTACGAGACAACATCTCTCCTTCACCAGTAAGAAGCCAGTTTGCATTTACATCTGGGAATTTTGATAAAATTTTGTTGAGTACATTTTTACCAGCGCCACGAGATACCCAATTACTTATTGTTTGTGGGCTTTCTTCCATTTTTCTTGCAAAATCAGCTTTTGATTCGCAAAAATGAGAAATAATATCAGAAATTCTTTCACCTTCTGTTTTCATATAAACAATTTTGTGTATATTTGTATCGAAATCAAGTTGCGGATGATTTCGACTAATAAGTTTAACTGTTCCCGTAAGGGACTATATAGGCGACCTAACTTCAAACCGCAACTTTGGAACTGGTCACTTTTACTTTATTGGTATGATAGAAGCCTTAATAATGTATCTATGCGGCTTAATTCCTTGGATTGCAATTATTCTTCTTGGAATAGCAAGGAACCATGAGGATAAAGATGAATAGCTTTATTCATACGATGGCAAATTCAATAGCGCATTGTAAACCGTAATAGCTTTTTCGTCAGATATTCCTATCATTCCAGTTTTTAACTCATCCATGTGCTTCATTACTATTTCGCTTTTATTGATACAGTTTGTTTTCTGTAGTATATCCACTGCCTGCTGTAAACTGATAGATACTAATTCCCTTTCTCCTAATTTATTAGCATCAATTGCTGCAAGGCAAAATACACAGAAAGCTTCGTTGTATTCTTCATTAGCAATATAAATATTTCCCGTTGTGAACCTTTGCATTGTTCTTGCAAAACACTTTAAATCTTCTTTTAGCTGAGAATTATCATCCTTATATAATTTACGCTCATTCTCAATTTTTTCCTGTACTCTTCTATCAATAGTCAATATTGTATATATCTGTATTCCTAAAATCACTGTTATTCCTATCCCCATGATTGAGATACAGACTTCTAATGTCTTTTGAAGTGATGCAGAGTTGCTGTTATGTATAGAGTATAGTGATAGAGCTATCGCAATAACACTTAATCCCAGTGCTATCCGCGCTATCCAATTTCTATTTCTGTCTTCTTTCTTCATATTATAATAAGGTATAATCTGCTCTAATGGTTAAATAATGTTTATATACACATATTTGTTTATATATTATTTGAAATGTACACAAAAACGTTTATATTTGCATTATCAAATTAAACTGATACAAAGAAACGAAGATTAATTCAGATTTCAAATAGTATAAACATATTAAAATACACGATTATGAGAACAAGAGAATTTTTACACGAAGTAATGAGCCTTGCTTGGCAGTTCGTTAAGCGTAATGGCTACACCATGAGCGAAGCAATGAAGGTCGCTTGGGCTAACTTGAAGTTGAAAGGTGAGATGAAAAAGAAGATAGTGAAGTTCTACTTCAAAAAAGTGGACGGTTCCGTTCGTGAGGCATACGGTACACTAAATGAAAAGCTGATGCCTGCCATCACTGGTACTGACAACAGAAAAAAGAATGATACCGTCCAGACTTACTATGATACTGAACGCCAAGAATTCAGATGCTTCAAAAAAGCTAATCTGATGTCAATCGCATAAAAGATATGGATATGAATGCTTACACGATTAACCAGCAGTTGGATAGCCTTTATAAAGATTTAGAGGCAGCTCACAACAACGATGAAAGGACTGTTTGCCTGATGTTCAATGCTGATAGCAAAAAAGAAGCTATCCAGTTGATAACGGATGAGATAGACAGTTTGGAAGATGCCTTAAAAGGTTTTGAAACTTGTGAAGATGATGGCATGGATTACGATGCTCTATGCCGGGTACAAGGTATCAGCCGATACGCATAATACACGATTATGCAATGCACGACAGCCCTACGGACGGATTGAACGGCAACCGATAGCGAGAATCGGGTAGGGTACTATTGATTGGTTCTTTGACATATTGATACGATAAAAAGATATATTTCTGCGAAGGCACGTAAGCGAAGCCAGTGATGGTGGATAGTGGTGGGTGCAAGTGGAACGGAATTGACACCGATAGCAACCGAGGATAAGCCGACAATGGGCGAATGGTTGTATATGTCTGATGGTGGTAAAGCCACAAAGTTGAAATGGTTTTTACTTTCAGCACGCCAATTTGTCTTTAGCGTGGTGAGTATGCTTGGTTAGGCACAAGTATCGCTGAAAGGTCTTATAGCCTGTACTGAACTGAAATAAGGTTCTGCTATTCGATTAGGGTACAGGTACTTATTTAAATTTATACGATTATGAAAACAATCCAATTCGTTTTATCTATATTGGTTAGTATATGTGCTGCCGGTATGCTTTACGGGGCTATTACTACTTACAGTCCTATGAAAATATTCTCTATCACTATAATGAGTGTTATATGTGTAGGGTGTGTGTCGCTCATGAGAATAACTTATAGAGAACTTAAAACAGACCGCTAAAAGGTAGTCCTATAATCCGGCACAAGGCGCATGGGGATGAGTGCACAATCACCTTGTAAACCAGCTGGGCGGTAATTTATGAAGTAGCATTGTTGGAATGCGTGTAAGCGATTAATTGTTGGTATTAACTTATATTCTAATTTATATATTCATTTAGCTTACAAGAAGTAGGTTCGACTCCTACCTTTTTAACGACATTTTAAATTTATACGATTATGACAGTGGAAGAATTAAGAGGCATGACGCATGAAGATTTAGTAAGGCGTGTGCAGGAACTGGAAGAGGCTAACGAGAAATTAGCTGAAGAGAAAAATACATGGTATAAATCTTGGAGTGATTTGAAACAGAAGTTTGATCATTTCAAAAATGCGGTTAAAAGCATTGTTCTGATAATAGATTAGATATTCGTGTTTTATATTGTGTTTGTACTGGGTGTGCCGTCCGTGAGGATAGTGCACCTTTTTTAAAAAAGGATGGTTAGCTTATCGGTTAGAGCTTCGTATTGCGCAAACAATTGGCACGATTGAGAGGGGTTCGATTCCCTTACCATCCACGAATCATTAATTAAATTTTACTCTTATGGCAAAAGAACTGAAAGAAAGAACAGAAATCAAGAAAAAGCTGAAAAAGAAGAATGACAGAATCAGCTTTGACTTTAGCGACAAACTTGCCGGACAGCTTCGCAGGTGTACAGCTGATCTTAACAGGCTGGCAAGGATTGATCGGATAATAGACAAGAAGCAAACTTTGTATTCGGTGGACACTAACAGGGAAGCCGGATATATTGAGGTTATCCGCAATTATTAATCAGCTGACTTACACGATTATGAAGAGAGTTTTTAATGAACTTACACCTGAATGCGAGATTACGGCACGAATGTATGCACAAGGGTATGAGAAAAAAGAAATTGCAAACCTCAAATGCCGAGCGGTCAGCACGATAAACAACCAACTGCAAAGAGCTTTTGAGATTTTGAACGTAAGGAACGGCAGAGAACTGGCAACCATGCTATATGAGAGAATAGCTGGTATGAAGTTCACGATGGACTTTTCACCTACTATTAGGTCGGCTGTTGCTTTCTGCCTGTTGTGCATCTTTTCTTTTTCGCTCTATCACGAACAGGGCGATATGAGAAGGGGACGAAGAACGAGAGTTGAACGAATTGAAAGAACTGGACGGTATGGAGGTAAGACTTGAATTATTTGAATTTAAAAATATCTGCATGGACATGGCGGAGCTTGGTGCAGCTGCCAGTGAGAAGAAACGGTCTCCTGTATCTGATGAAATCAAGCAAAGAGAAGCGTTCAGATGGTTAAAGACACTTGGGTATGAACCTAACTTTTTGGAAAAGTTAGAGAAAGAAGGATTGGTGCATAAGAAAAGAAAAGGCTCATCCAGAAATTCTCCTATCATATATTCCAAGTTCGAGATACAATCCGCTATTAATGCTTTTAAAATGAGTAAATATCTGAACAAATAACCCTATAAAATTTACGATTATGTCACTGATTAAGAAAAGTAATGAATTAGTTATCCCGACCACCGTGAAGATGATGATTTACGGTCAAGCCGGAATGGGAAAGAGTACGGTAGCATTGAGCGCACCGAAACCGCTGCTGTTGGACTTCGATAACGGCGTGAAGCGCATGAACATGGCGCACTTGGAGAATATAGACACGGTACAGGTCACTTCATGGAGCGATGTTCAGCAAGTTCTTCAAGAGGACTTGTCCGCTTATCAGACCATTGTAGTAGATACCATCGGCAAGATGATGGACTTCATCATTACTCACAAGTGTGGAACCCGCCAGCCGTCCATCCGTGATTGGAGCGGTATCAATGCAGAGTTTTCATGGATGACACGAACACTTTCGGGGCTTAACAAGCACATCATTTTCGTTGCCCATCGCGACACAAGAAAAGAAGGTGATGATACGGTGTTTATCCCTGCCTTGCGTGAAAAATCCTACAACTCTATCGTTACTGAACTGGATTTGCTCGGTTATCTTGAAATGAAAAGCGAAAGAGGCGTCCAAAGACGTACCATCACTTTTGACCCAACTTCAAGAAATGACGGTAAGAATACTTGCAATCTTCCTTCAGTGATGGAAGTTCCTACCATCCTTGACAAGAATGCTAATCCAACCGCAAAGAACGACTTTATCACCGCCAAGATAATCAATTCGTATTTGGGTATGCTTGCTGCCAAGAAAGAGGCACAGGAAAAGTATGATAAAGTTATTGAAGAGATAAAAGAACAGATCGAACTTATTACGGATGCGGAATCTGCCAATAATTTTATCGCGCAAATAGATAACTTTGAGCACGTTGGTTCTTCAAAGCAAATGGCGGCAAAGTTGGTAGCTAACAAAGCGAAGTCTTTGAATCTGAAACTTAATTCAGAAAAGAAATATGAACCAGCAGCCTAAATATCGTATTTACGCAACGCTTCTTGATGCCTTTGGGGCATATCTGAATAGTGATGTGATTTGGGATAAGTACTGGGGGTGGTCAGAAAATCCACCCCATACTCCTGAAGAATTTCACGAACAACAGTTTCAAGAACTGATAGACCGGATTAACCGCAAGCCATTCGATAGCGAAGCGGCAGACCGTGGCACGGCTTTCAATGAAATCATTGATTGTATGATTGAGAACCGTAAATCTTCTATAATGGAAATTAGCAAGGCATATCACGATGACGGAAAACTTTACGGGATAAAAGCTGTTTACAACAATCGCACTTTCACTTTTCACATTGACCTTTGCCGCGAGTTTGCCAACTACTACAAAGGAGCATTAACCCAACAAAGAGTAGAAGCCATCTTGCCTACTGCATACGGTAGTGTATTGGTTTATGGTTTGATTGACGAACTGATGCCTACCAGTGTTCACGACATCAAAACAACCGGTAGTTATACCGTGGGAAAGTTCAAAGATCACCACCAGCATTTAGTATATCCATACGCTTTAATGAAGAATGGTTCTGATGTACGGACATTTGAGTATAACATTGTGGAGTTCAACAAAGGCGGTTATGTGGTAGATACCTATACAGAAACATACGTTTTCAATCCTGAACGTGATATTCCTATTCTTACTAATCATTGTGAGGAATTTATCCGGTTTTTGGAAGAAAACAGAGAACTTATAACCGATAAAAAGATTTTTGGAGGAGAAAATTAATGGCAAACCAAATAACCGGACGGATAACCGAAATCGGACAAACTGTTCAAATACCATCCAAAAACGGTGGTTCCTCGTTTACAAAACGGGAGTTCATTTTAGATGCTACCACTTATGACCCTTATACGGGAGAGCGTAGCGAGTATGAGAATGTTATTCCCTTAGAGTTTTCAGGCGATAAGTGTGCAGAACTTGACCGCTTTAATCAGGGTGATGTTGTTACTGTATCATTTGTCTTACAAGGTCGTTCGTGGACGAACTTGGATGGAGAACTTAAACGTATGGCATCCATTCGATGTTATAAGATAGAGGCACGTGGTGGTGTATCACAACCTCCCCAAACTGCACCTGCACAACAGCCTGTTCAGCAGCCGACGCCACAGTCTACCTATCAACAACTGCCGGATTTTCCGCCTCCTGTTGATGCGAATGGTAATCCCAAGGACGATTTGCCATTTTAGCGTATGATTTTCGACTTGAAGAATGAATATATGGAAGAAATTTGGAAAGATGTAAAAGGATATGAAGAGTTATACCAAGTGTCTAATTATGGTCAGATACGTTCAGTTGATAGAACTGTTGGATATAGGTATAAAGGAAAACAAAGGATATACAAAGGTCGTATGTTAAAGCAAGTTGTAAGAAATGGATATTTATCTGTAAGTTTATCGAAAGAAAATAAACTAAAACAGAAAAATATTCATCGACTTGTTGCCGAAGCCTTTCTACCTAATCCATTTAATTTACCTGTAATTAATCATATAGATGAAAATAAGAAGAATAATATGGTTTCTAATTTGGAATGGTGCTCTTGTGCCTATAATACAAATTATGGTAGCGGTAGAAAGAAACAAGCAGAATCTCAACAGAAGGTAGTATTGCAGTATGATAGGAGTGGAAATTTATTAAATCAGTATCCATCTGCAACGATTGCGGCATTAAAAAATGGCTATAATCTTAAAACTATATCTCAATGTTGTCGAGGACATATTAAAAGTGCATATAATTATATATGGAGGTATAAATATGATATTTAACCTAAATAATTCTTTTGAACATGATAGGTTTAAAGAGTATGTAAATCAATTATATAAGCAAAAGGCTATTGTGGAAGTGAAAAAGAAACTACCTAACCGCACGCTTGCCCAAAACAGCTACTTGCATCTTCTTTTAGGGTATTTCGGTAGTGAGTACGGTTGCAGTCTCGACGAAGCAAAAATTGATTTTTATAAGAGGACTTGCAACCGTGATTTGTTTGAGAGAAAGACGGTCAACAAGAAAGGTAAGGAAGTAACTTACTTAAGAAGTTCTGCCGAGCTGACAACAGGTGAAATGACCTTGAGTATTGACCGTTTCCGAAATTGGAGCGCATCTGTCGCTGGTATCTACTTACCGGCAGCTAACGAACAACAAATGCTTATTTACGCACAACAAGAAATCGAACGTAATAATGAATTTATTTAAAAATTGAGATTATGAAGAAAAGAAAATTTCCCCAAGATGTAGCAAGATTCTTTCATCCTGAAAAATCAATCAACCCTAAATCCAGCGGTATTCACCAAATAGAGAAAGCCTCTCAAAGAAGCTATATTCCAGTTTATAATACTATGGGTACTGCAAGAAAGGTTTACAATGAGTTTGGCAAAATAAGTTATAGATAATATGGACAAATTTTTAGGACAAGACATTCCTGAACAGGAACGATGGCAGTTTCTTCAGGACAATGCCGATGCAGTGGAGAAAATCGGTTATACTCACCGATTCACACCCGAAGAATTGGCGCAAAAGAAAGAAACATTAGCTGAAGTATCAATCACCATCAATGATATTGAGATAGAAAAGAAAGAGGCTATGGACGAGTTCAAAGAACGTCTGAAACCTTTGAACGAAGAAAAGCAGGAACTTTTGGACCACATTAAGAGAGGTTCTGAGTTTGTAGAAAATGAAGAATGTGCCAAAATCCTCTATCACGAGGAAAAGATGGCAGGATTCTATAACAAGTTGGGTGAGCTGGTTTATAGCCGCCCGATTATGCCGCAAGAAATGCAGAAGACAGTATTCAGTATTAACCGTAAAACAGGAACAGAATCATGAGCGAAAACAAAATTAACTTGGTTGTGCCGAAAGACTATAACGGCAAACCTATCGAAGTAGTATTGCGTGAAGGTGAAGCACCCGTAGCACTTGACCCGAAAGAACAGGAAAGAGTAGTTATCAATGGAACGATAGATGCACCTCTCAGATGGTTGGAGAAACGTGTCGAACTGATTAACCAGAAAGCGACCAATATCATTGTAAATCGTGATAAGATGGGGTTAGCATTAACTATTGATGAAACCAACTACTATCAGACTGAAATCAACGGTATTTTGCAGCCTTCAAAAGAAATGCAGGAGTTTGGTATCAACGTTGAAAAGAAATGGGAGCCCATCAAGTTATCTAAGTTCATCAAAATGCACCGTGCTTTCTTTACTGACAAGTCACAGAATATGATGCTTGTATCTACTTTGAAGAATTTCAAAGCAAAGGTAAACCAAGACATTGAGCGCAGCAAGGAGGAAAACGGCAGCAAAGTTGACAACTACTCGCAGGTGGTTGATTCCAATTTGCCGAAATCATTCAAACTGAACATCCCTCTTTTCAAAGGCTTTGCCTGTGAAGAAATCGAAGTTGAGATTTACGCTGATGTAGACGGTAGAGATGTTTCCCTTTCTCTTGTGTCGGCTGGCGCAAATGAAGCAATTGAGGAATACAAGAATAAAGTCATTGATGTACAGTTGGATGCCATCAGACAGATTGCACCAGACATTGTAATCGTTGAGGTGTAACTTTGTTAACCTGCCTGCTCGGTCTGTGAAGATATAGCGGGCAAACCCATAAAAATACAATCATGAATATAGTAAAAAGTAAAAGTTTTAAAAACGGTACAGTTTACTGCTTGCGGCTTGAAGATGGTATGCTGGTAGAAACAACTGATACCTTTCTTCCATATTACACAAAAGATGCGATAGGAAGAAAACAGAATTTCCTTGATAACAACAATCTCGGAAGTCGCGCTGAAAGATGGATGATTGGAGTTTCAACCATGAGCGGTTGTCCTGTACGTTGTAAGTTCTGTGCCACTGGTAATATGAAGAAATACCGCAATCTTACAGCAGATGAGATTGTAGAACAAGTATTGTTTGCTATCAGAAGCGCAGGTTACAACCCGAATGATTCCAAAGAATTTAAGATTAACTACACTCGTATGGGTGAGCCTTTCTTAAATATAGAAGCCGTAAAAAAAGCAATTGAACGTATTACGGAAATATTCCCAAATACTCACCATTACGTTTCAACGATTGGCATTAAAGATAGCGACTTCTCTTTTGTGAAAGGCAATGTGACGCTACAGATTAGCTTACACAGTTTTGACGAAGAAAAGAGAGGCTGGCTTATTCCTTATCCGAAGAAAATGTCTATTGATGAACTTGGGCAAATAAGAACAGAAAGTAATCTGAAAACAACTATCAATTTAACATTGGTGGATGAATCTGATTTTGATGCGGATAAGCTGGAGAAACATTTTGATAAGGAACACTTTTTTGTGAAGTTGTCTCCAATCAATCCAAATAACATATCAGAGAAAAACAACCTTGGTAATGGAATTATCGAGGGAGTGAATTTAGTATAAACAATTTAATTTACAGAATCATGAAAGAGATTAAAAAACAACTTGAAAAGATGGGCTACGATTATGCAGTAGCCATTGCAACAAAGTCTGAAATTGAAAACGGTGCCGCTTGCGGTCAGCTTTCAATTATCGTTGAAGGCGAGACTGAAGAATAAGTAACAGTTAGGTGGTATGGCGGAATTGGTAGACGCTAAAGTTTAATATCTCATAGATAGGTTGTCGGTAACGGGGGGGGGTAATATAAGCAGTAGCCCGATGTAAAAACATATAAAGGCAGGTATAGGTGGCGAGATTCCACTCATTGTAAAAACTAAAAAGCTCCTATCATGCAGGTTCAAGTCCTGTTACCACCACATAGGGATAAAATGGTCATAGGGTGCTAAGACTAAATGAATGGAAATTTCAAGTGTACATAGAAATGGAAATCATCAAGACCGTAGTTGTAAGTAACAGGTTGAGTAGTTTAAAGATCGTAGGATAACCAATCTACGGATGAAAGCGAGAAAGCAGACGATACTTGTGCGGGTTCGACTCCCGCTTATCCCTCATAAATGTGAGCCACACATAAATGGCAAGGGTTAGTGAATAATGGTTGTTTTGCCCCGGAGAATATGCTTCGGGGCTTTTAATTAAAAAATTATGGATGAAATATTAACTGGCAAGATTTGCCCTTATTGCGGTAAGCCTACTGAATACGTGGATAGTTCCATAATCTACGGACGTTCCTACGGTATGATTTATCTGTGTCATGATTGCAGGGCTTATGTAGGTGTGCATAAAGGTACAGACCAAGCATTAGGACGTTTGGCAAATGCTGAGCTAAGAGGAGCCAAGAAGGAAGCCCACTTCTACTTTGACCAAATAGCTAAGACCAATCTTATCAATAAAATTTGGAAGAAACATATCCCCAACACTTCAAATAGAAATAAAGCTTATTTGTGGTTATCCATTCAATTAGGAATACCATATGAAGTTTGCCACATAGGAATGTTTGATGTGGAGGATTGTAAACGAGTTGTTGAATTGTGTAAACCAATAGTAGAATGCCGTACTATATAAAACGAACCAAGGCTAAGAAGAAAGATAAGCCTTTACCCTTGTTTGATAAAGCGGGGGTAACAGTGAAGAAGAAGCCGGATTTGAAAGCTAAGCTCGACAAAGAGTTTTCCCTTTTCATCCGGCTTCGTGATTGTATGCCAAACGGGTATTTCAGATGTATTTCATGTGGGCAAATAAAGCCCTTCGAGCAAGCTGATTGTGGTCACTATTTCAGTCGAAAACATTTGTCAACACGGTTTGACGAAGACAATTGCCATGCAGAATGTAGATATTGTAACCGTTTTTTAGCAGACCATTTAGAATTTTATCGAGAAGGTCTGATAGAAAAAATCGGGCAACAGAAATTTGATTTGCTAAAAGTGAAGGCTGCCAGTACTTCTAAGATGTCTGATTTCGAGTATGAGCAGCTAATTAAGTACTATAAGATTTTGAACAAGAAGTTACGAAAGGAGAAGGGTTTATGAGTTATGTATTGCGAGATTACCAACAGAAGGCCTCTGATGCAGCCGTTTCCTTCTTCAACAATAAGGCGAAGAAAACAAATGCTATCATGGTTCTGCCTACGGGTAGCGGAAAGAGCCTTATCATAGCGGATATAGCTGCAAGACTTGACGGGCACACTTTGGTGTTTCAGCCCTCGAAGGAAATACTCGAACAGAATTTCAAGAAACTCTGTTCATACGGTATTCTTGATTGCAGTATCTATTCAGCATCCTTTAACTCAAAGGAGATAAGCCGGATAACATTTGCCACCATCGGCAGTGTGAAGAATCATCCCGAACTGTTTACCCACTTCAAGAACATCATTGTGGATGAATGTCATCTTGTAAACCCCAAAGAGGGAATGTACAAGGATTTTTTTGATGCAGTGAAGTGTAAGGTTCTTGGACTGACAGCAACGCCATACCGTTTAAGCTCCAGTCGTGATTTCGGTTCCATGCTGAAATTTATCACTCGGACAAAACCTCATGTCTTTTCAGAGGTCATTTATCATGTACAGGTATCAACCCTATTAGATATGGGCTACTTGGCGAAGTTGGATTACTATTCAATGAATCCTTCAGGGTGGAATGAACTTAACTTGAAAGTAAATACTACTGGTGCCGACTATACGGATAGGTCAGTTCAAAAAGAATATGAACGGATAGACTTCTACGGTTATCTCGTTCATATCGTCCAAAGGCTGATGAATCCCAAAGCCGGAGGAAAACGGAAGGGTATTTTGGTCTTTACCCGTTTTTTGAAAGAAGCGGAACGGTTAACGATGTCAATACCCGGTTGCGCTATCGTTTCAGGTGATATTCCTAAGAAAGAACGTGAACATATTCTTGAGGCGTTCAAAGCTGGTGAAATTCCGGTAGTAGCTAATGTGGGTGTACTTACGACTGGCTTTGACTATCCGGAACTTGATACGGTCGTTATGGCACGTCCTACAATGTCACTTGCCATGTGGTATCAGATAGTCGGTCGTGCCATCCGCCCGCATCCTTCTAAAGAATGTGGATGGATTGTGGATTTATGCGGTAACATCAAACGTTTCGGAGAGGTGTCGGATTTACGATTGTTTGATAGCGGTAATGGTAAGTGGGCTGTATTTTCTAACGGAAGGCAATTAACTAACGTGAGATTCTAAGACTATGGACGAAGGATTTTTGAGGCTAAGCCGCAGGTTTTTCTCGAATGAAATGTGGAATGAAGCCCGTACTTTTAGCAGTTGCGAAGCGTGGTTAGACTTAATTCAGTCTGCACGATTTGAGGCAACGCCCCGAAAGGAGAGTATCGGAGGTCGAGAAATCTCTTATTCAAGAGGTCAATATCCTGCATCCATAAGATTTCTGTCACAGCGTTGGAAATGGTCTGAAAAGAAGGTGCGTTCCTTTCTTGTGCATCTTAGAAAGAAAGGTATGATAACTGTTGAGTGCAATCAAGGAATGAACCTTATAACCTTATGTAAATATGAAGAATATAATCCAATGGGCACAACCAAGGGCACAAGTAAGGACACAGGTATTGAAAAGGAAATCAATGAATTAAGACACGAATGGGCACAACTAAGGGCACAACTTGGGGCACAGCCCATGAACAGCAATCTACCGCAATCCGAACTTTTACAAAAATCAGGGCACACAGAGGGCACAAATACAAAGAAAGAAGAAAGAGAGTATATAGATATATCTCTACATCAAAAGAAAGAAAATACTCCTGACGGAGTATCAAAGAAAGCCAAGCTTTCTTCGCCCTCCCCCTCTGAAAAGATTGATTACAGCGGATTGATGGAATACTATAATACCACATTCAAAGACAGACTCCAGCAGATAAGATCAATGACTGATGTGAGAAAAAAGGCTGTAAAAGCCCGGATAGCCCAATATGGGAAAGAGTCAGTGAGGAGTGTTTTCAATCTCATTCTTCAATCCCCGTTCTTACTTGGAGCTAATGACCGCAATTGGAAATGCGACTTTGATTGGATTTTCAAACAAGCAAACTTTACTAAAATATTGGAAGGAAACTATAATGGGACAAGACTTAGTAAAAATCAACAGGATAGCGAGCAGCGAAAACGTGATTCAGTTCTTGCAGTCGCTACAACCGTTAGAGAAGCTGCCGCAAAAAAGAGAAAGGAACTTGAAGCAGAGGGCGTTATTGAATAAATATCCCGATCCTGCACAATTCATTCTTGATTACAACCCTGATTTGCAGTTCAAACTTGTCAGATGTAATGCAACCCATTCAGAACTGGCGTTGAATGACAGCATTCCGAGTTTAGGGCTATTGTCTTCTACTTATGGGGATGAAACACCGATAGAATGGCTAAAGATACAATTTGGTTCATTGAATGACTTTGCAGAAGTTTCAACCAAGATAGCGAAAGAGCAACTTTCTGAACTATCGGAGATATTCCTTTCGGAGTATTATTATATAAATGCCGCTGAAATCTGTTTTTTCATAGCACGGTTTAAGTCAGGGAAGTATGGGCGGTTCTACGGTTCAATAGATCCATTGAAAATAACAAGTGCGATGCTGGACTACGTTTCTGAACGTCGGAAAGATATTGAACGGAAAGAGCGTGAACGATACAGAAACCAACGTGAAAAAGAGATAGAGGAGCGTGGAGATAACAGAATCTCTTATGCTGAGTACATTGAAATCAAGCACCGTGCTGATGCAGGAGATGAGGAAGCTAGAAAAATGCTGATATCACCATGAGAATAACCGTTTACTGGGTAACAAGAAATCCGGATGTTATCGTAAGAATCCGGAAAAAGTTCAATATCCCAAGTTATACTTCCGTGAACTACGAAACAGAATGTGAAATCAAGAATGAAGACTTTCCACTGTTAGAAGAAACAGAACGAAGGGGATTCATTCGAATTAGAAATAAGAATACACGATTATGCAAGGAACAGACAAACTGAATACGATAACCAACATCGTATTTGTCCTCACGGACGTTTTAGAAACCAACCTTCTAGAAATGCAGCAGCAATACAAGAAAGAAGGCTTTGAACTCAGACACGATTCAAAAAGAAACTTCAACACAGCCATAGCCGCGATAAAGAGATTGAAAAGTGATGTGAATCATTGCAGCGAATCCACTCAGGAAAACTTCGGCAATGATTCTGACATGGTGAACGCCATGTTGCTCACACTGATTGACAGATGCGGTGATGATGACAACCTCGCTTATAAGATGTACGAATACATTAAATCTTTCCCGTCCAAACTGAATCTAGACTTGGATTTGGATAATGCGTTCAGCCACCTGTTTAAAAAGGAGAAGTTATGAAATCGCAGAAAGACATCTTAAAATCCATTGAAGGTCTGTCCGATATAGAACTATTTGTTATTGATCTCTTTTGTGGCGCTGGTGGCTTATCCGAAGGTGTGGAAGCAGCACGATTGGATGGAAATAAATGTGCAAAAGTTGTTTGTTGTGTGAACCATGACAAGAATGCCATTCTTTCACATGATGCCAATATCCCTGATGCACTTCACTTTATTGAGGATATCCGTACACTGGAACTTTCCCCGATAAGCACTATTGTAGAACGTATCCGTCAGCTATACCCTGATGCCATGATAATGCTTCATGCCTCTTTGGAGTGTACTAACTTCTCGAAAGCCAAAGGCGGTCAGCCGAGAGATGCCGACAGCCGAACGTTGGCAGAACATCTCTTCCGTTATATTGATGTTATAGACCCTGACTACATTCAGATTGAAAATGTAGAAGAGTTTATGTCATGGGGAGATATGGATGAGAATGGGAAACCTATCAGCATGGACAAAGGCCGGCTTTATCAAAAGTGGGTGCGCAATGTCAAGAAGTACGGTTACAACTTTGAGCACCGCATCTTAAATGCTGCCGACTTCGGTGCCTACACCACAAGAAAACGCTTCTTCGGCATCTTTGCTAAAAAGAACTTGCCGATAGTATTCCCAGAACCGACCCATTGTAAAGGTGGTAGGCAAGATATGTTCTCGCGGCTGGAGAAGTGGAAGCCGGTAAAAGATGTGCTTGATTTCTCTGATGAAGGAACTACCATCTTCAGGGAAAAGCCTCTTGCAGAGAAAACGCTTGAACGTATCTATGCTGGACTTATCAAGTTTGTAGCCGGAGGAAAGGATGCTTTCCTTTCCCGTTACAATACGGTTCGCCCTCAAGACACATGCAAATCAGTTGATGAACCATGCGGAGTGTTGACTACTGAAAACCGCTTTGCAAAGGTACAGGTAAGTTTCCTCTCCAAACAGTTCAGCGGACATCCCGAAAGCAAGAATGTGTCTGTAGAAGAACCGGCAGGTGCAATCACCTGCAAAGACCACCATGTTTTTGTTTCTGCTTATTATGGAAATGGACATAATCATTCGGTAGACCTTCCAGCTCCAACGGTCACAACGAAGGACAGGATGGCTTTAATTGAAAGCCGATTTATGTGTTCTTATAACTTTAAGGATACAGGAAAGGATATTAATCAGCCTTGTCCTACACTTCTGACTAAAGACAGACTTTCCCTTGTATCTCCATTTTTTATGAATCAATATTCTGGAGGTGGTCAGGTGTCTGATATAAACTCGCCATGCCCCGCTGTTACCACAACACCGAAACAAAACTTGGTAACATACCAGCCGTGGATAATGAATACTGCATTCTCAAATGTAGGTAGCAGTATAGAGGAACCCTCCCAGACCATTACCGCAAACAGGAAATGGCACTATCTGATGAATCCACAGTTCAACAGTGCTGGCGGCTCTGTTGATAGCCCCTGCTTCACATTAATAGCCCGCATGGATAAGATGCCGCCTTATCTGGTAGCAACAGAAAGCGGTCAGGTAGCGATTGAAATCTACAACAATGATAGTCCTATGACCGTGAAGATAAAGGAGTTCATGGCACTGTATGGCATAGTGGATATTAAAATGCGGATGCTTCGCATTCCGGAACTCAAAAAGATTATGGGATTCCCTGAAGATTATGTTTTAATAGGCACACAAGCTGACCAAAAGAAATTTATCGGGAATGCGGTGGAGGTTACACAAGCGAGAAAAAATACTGAAGCACTTTGCAAAGTATTGAGAAAGTTGAGATTGAAGAAATCAAAAGAAATAGCTTAATGGAAAATGGAAAACTTATATTAGATGCCTGTTGTGGCAGTAGGATGTTTTGGTTTGACAAAAAAAACCCTTTGGCTTTGTTTGCTGACATTAGGGACGAAGAATACATTCTTTGTGATGGGCGGAATCTGAAAGTCCACCCAGACATCGTATCGGACTTTACCGATATGCCGTTTTTGGATAAATCCTTTAAACTGGTAGTGTTTGATCCACCCCATTTGCTAAAGGTTGGCAAAAATAGTTGGTTAGCCAAGAAGTATGGTAAACTTCCTGAAGATTGGCCAAGGGTGATAAAAAAGGGAATTGATGAATGCTTTCGTGTTCTGGATGACTACGGAGTTCTGATTTTCAAATGGAATGAGGATCAGATAACAGTTAGGGAAGTATTGAGTGCCATCAATCGGCAACCACTCTTCGGCCATACTACTGGAAGACATGGAAAGACTATGTGGATGTGTTTTATGAAACTGCCAATTAACTAATAATTAATTTAGAAAGGAATGAATTATGAATAAAAGAACAATTCAAATAGATGTTATCGGTCCGATAGAAGAAACTGAATTAATGAAATGTAAATTGTATGTTGATGGTCGTGTGTGTGTAATCGGAATGTCACGATATGACTATGAAGAGTTAATGCGAGAAAAAGTGTTTATCCGGGATGGTAAGAGCGTTGATTCTGCTGGTGTGATAAACACGACTAACACTTTCGTTGAAGATGATTAATATTAAATTAAAAAGGAATAAAATTATGAAAACATTAACTGTTGGAGAGCTTATAGAAAAGCTTAAAAAAATGCCTAAATCAGCCAATGTATTTATGCTCACAGATAGAACAGAATCAAACTGGGATGAAGAGAACGCTAAATTTATACGTGTTCACGGGATTGAATATGTAGAAAAAGAAACTGTATATCCTGATGATGGATTTACGGATAGTGTGGAACTTAATGTCTTACTTGAAATAGAGGAGGATGAAATATGACAAAAGAAGAGGTTCTTAAATTGGAGAGTGAAGATAATAGAATAATCAACTGCACAGGCAATAAAATTGAATTTGCCAACGGAGACGTTTATGCCATGAGTTCACCAGGTAGATTGTTTTACAAGGTGAAATGCTTTGTACTTTAATTCAAAACAAGATAGTAATGAGTAAAACAACAATTTATTACCTATTCCTAGTAGTAATGTATATGCTGCTAGGATAGGTGGAAAGGAGAGATATGAAACAGACAGTAGAAGAAGCAGCAAAGGAATATTGGGATAGTTGGCTTAAAAACAATCCTAATGCTGATAAAACAAGAATTGTGAGTTTGGGATTTGCCTTCAAAGCTGGTGCCGAATGGCAGTCAAAGCAATCACCTTGGATAAGTGTTAAGGAACGGTTGCCGGAAAATAACACAGTGGTTCTGACAAGAGGGGCTTATGGCTTCCTTATTTGCCAGCTTTCATCTTTGGGTGAATGTTAATAAAGAAAGATTAGGCATTACCCATTGGTTACCTATTCCGTCTTTCGATGAGATATTAAAGAACAACAATAAAAAATGAAAGCAATAACCATAAAACAGCCGTGGGCCTCTTTGATAGTCCATGGTATTAAAGACATTGAGAACCGTACTTGGAGCTGCCCTAAGAAATACTTAGGGCAGAGGGTACTGATTCATTCAAGCGGTAAACCTTTGAATTATGATAATTTCTATGATTCAATACTTACCAATGAGCAGTTATTGGCATTACCGGAAAACAAAGAGTGGAAAGATTTTAGTTTTTGTACAGGCTCCATAATCGGAAGCGTCGAGATAATAGACTGTGTACAAAACCATCCTTCCATCTGGGCAGAGAAAGGAGTTTATAACTGGGTACTAGCTAACCCTATTCTCTACGAAAATCCAATTAAGGACGTGAAAGGCAAATTATCCTTTTGGGATTATCCCGGTATCAAAGAGGTAAAGATAGAATGTCCGGAATGTGGCAGTATAGAAATAGCTGTTGAGGACTATACAACGGCACCATTCCCAACTTATTTGCATAGGTGTAATAAGTGTGAACATGTGATTATAGAAAGTGAGTGGAAGGAGGTAAAACTATGAGAGATTTTTATGAACTGATAAACCAATATCCATGGACTACTATTTTTCTTGCTATTTTCATTTATGAAGTGATTAAATGTGTGATGTCTAATTTGAAAAAGAAATAGCCATGAGCAAACTATATAAAGTAACTATTTTCGGGGAATCATTCCTAATCGGGTGGTTCCCTTTCTCTTCACGCTGGTATAACAAGCTAAAGATAATCAAATGATAGTACGTCATTTTATAAGAGTTCCGGTTGGAAGTACTGTCTATTGCGACAATCAGCCGGTTAAAATACTAGAGAAAGGATATGCCCTTGCTCTATGTGATGTCAATGGGAAACGGGTATATATCACTTGCTATGATTTGGAAAAGAAACCATTCGTCAGCACGAATGGGGAAGAATGAAAAAGAGCCAACCCACGCACGACCATGAATCAGCTCTTCCTTACACGATTATGATGCAAATATACTATTTACTTTTAAAATAATCGTGTTATGGAACTGGATTTTAACAAAATAATTCGCCTTAAAAAGATTAGAATTGAGAAATCAGAACTTTCAGAAGAAGAAAATACCTTAGCTTCACCGATTTTGAAAGACAAAAGCCTTATCCATGAAATCTACAAAATATTCGTTGAGCTATTGAATAGCAGAAGTCTTCCCCCTTGTATTGATAGTGTTACCCAGCGGAAGAAGTTCATTTTCATTATCCTGTACCTGTTTTCTCCAAGTTCGCTTGCCGGTGGGAAAATGACAGCTGGGTTACGCGAAGAGATGTCAAGGGTACTTGGGGTTCAGTCCAAGAGTACAATTTCCGACAACTGCGCTGATGTCGTGTTTCTCTATCAGAATTATGGGGATTTTAGTGGGGATATAGAGTATCTTTACACTGAAATCGTAAATCGGTTAAGATTCAAAGGGCTAATCAATTAATGAGCCGGAGTTTAGTGCTCCGGCTTTTCTGTTTTCAAATGGTCAACAACGCTTTGTAATCTATCTGCATCTTTAGGATTGAAGATAAACTCGTCAAAGTCTCCATATACGCTTCGATGACCAAACACGTATTTAACAGCGTGGATAATACGTTTGAATACATTCCTTTCTGGTATTAGGTGTACACTGCAATAGACTTCCTTTTCATCCTCAAAATATGACATCACAATCTGATGTTCAATGCTGTTGCATTCACAAATAAATAGTTCTTTTTTATCCATAGTTGGTTATAACATAGTTGCAACTTGCTTTTCTACGGCTGATTTAATAAAAGCGTTTATTGATATTCCGGCTTGTTTAGCGAGAATAGCAATTTTACTATGTACCTCTGGCGAGATACGAATATTTAATGAACCGGAATAGCTTTTATGAGGCTCTATACCTTCTTCTTTGCAGTATTCTAAATAATCTTCTACTGCTTCATGAAAAGCGTCGGTAAGTTCTTTTACGCTTTCACCTTCAAAATTTACAAGTCCATCAATGCCTTCTATTTTCCCAAAGAAGACATTATCTTTTTCGCTAAATGCGACTGAACCGATATAGCCTTTATATTTTAATGTATTCATATAAAACCTCCTTATTTTATAAATCCTGCTTCTGTCAAATCATTTAGTACTTGCTTCATGGCATAAGACTTGATTATGTTTCCGGGGTGTGGCTTATGTAACATGATAGGTCTTTTGTTCCCATTCTTGTATATAACCCTTGACCCAGAAGTCTTTCCTTTGTCGGATTTCACATATCCGAAAATGAATAGCAGTTTTTCCATTTCGTCAAATGTGAAGTCTTTTGGCTGGTTCTTAAACCGTTCTATTAATTTCTCTTTCGTACCCATGCCTTTGATATTTTTACAAATGTAACTATTTTATAGTTGCAAAGCAAATGATTTAATGTTTTTCTTCAATTGCTATCACTATTTTCTTTAGTTCCTCTATTGTATTCGCTTTGTAAAAGTCTCCTTTGTACTGGATAAGGGCGGTGAGTTCACCTTCTCCGGTTACTTCTTCATACAGTCTATTTATAGGAACGTTGATAGCATCGGCAATATCAGACAATGTGTTTATTGTAGGATTGCCTTTTTCTATAATACCGTGGAGTGATTGCTTTGATTTTCCAATCTTATCTGCTACAGATTGAACGGTAAAACCCTGTTCTTTTATTGCTTCTTTGATTCTTAGTTTCATGGTTACTTATTTTAAATGCAAATATACTTCATTATATATTGTGGTAAAACTATATATGTACTAATAAAGGTTAAAGTCAAAATAAAAATGACTTTTTCTTTGTGAAGTAAAAATATAGTTTTACCTTTACATCATCAGAAACGAAGTAATAACAATTAAAAGATATACGATCATGGCAACAAAGAATATCATCAGAGAAGTAAGTTACAAAGGTCACATAATAACAGTGTTTGAAGATGGCTTTCATCAAGAATTTGTAATCATAGATAATGACGAATCAAAGCTGTATGATAGCATTGCAGATGCAAAGAGAGTTATTAGAGGCGAGCAACCTTATTACGAAATAAACTGAGTTTAACCAGCAGGGCGAAAGCCCTGCGCAATATAGAAGGATATGACTAAGAAAGAATTAATTGCAGCACTTGCAAATGTAAATGATGACGCGGTGGTATTGTTTGGCACGAAAGAAATTCAGTTTTTCGGTGCATTTGCTACACAGGTATATATTAACTGGGATAGTAATGAGGTTCTTATAGCCAATAAGCACACAGATGCCACAACACCAGTTTACTGCGAGTTATTACATGAGGATAAAACGCATTAACATAAATCGGCATGGCGAAAGCCCTGCGCAATATAGAAGAATATGAAAGAAAATATATTTTTAAAAGCAGTTATAGAAAAACCGTTATTGAATAATGAACCAGAAGTTTTACACCTTTTCGTTCAAATAATCAATGAAATAACTTCTTGTATGTCAGAAGACGAGTTAAGAGGCTGTATGAACTCTTTAATAGTAAGATACCCTTATTTTAAACTGTTTTTCGATTATGGTTTCGGACATAATCATATGTGGGTGAAAGCATCAGGTTCTTTAGAAAGATTGATATTGGTTGAGTTCTAATCCGGTAGCCTTATGGCTACCACAATATACACGATTATGAAAGCAGATTTAGTTTTAGTTATCAGCCCTGAAGCCCCACTGATGAAGCAACTGGGCAAGGTATTGGGTAAGATGGTAACCCCTTATGACTTCTCTACTATAGAGAGGGGTGAAAAGTACATCACCATACAGCATGATGAAACTGGGCTTGTAGTGGCTTATACGAGTGAAGAAAGATTGAATGTGAAAATGAATTAAGAATGAAGAATGTATTAGAATCTTTGAAAGAAAGTGTCAAGAGTGGTAAAATCACAATCAGAGAGGCAGCTATAAAACTGCATAAAGCAGGGTGGACGAGTTTTGTAGACGTGGATAAAACGAAACAATTACTTGAATTATGAACTCAATAAACGAAAACGGTTGCAGCGTATGCCAACCCGGTAAAGAGAATTACACTACCTACACAACGAAGTTAGGCAGAAAGAGAGTGAGAATGTACCAGTACGATTACCGTACTGAAAGTGGTGAACTCTTTGCTTGTTGTGCGCCTACCTTAGAGGTGTGTAGAGAAAGACGGGACAAATGGCTTAGTTCACGACAATAAGCCGATTGTCGTGTATAACGATTGAAGATATTTCGCTATCTTTGGTTGTGGTAGTACCTTTGGGGTACTATCGCGGGGTGTAGCAGTGGTAGCTTTTCACTTTGACTTGGTGAAGGTCGGTTGTTCGATTCAGCCCCCCGCAACTATTGAGTATTAATTAAAAAAATGACACGATTATGAATGTATTAACATTACAGATTAAAAAAGATAGTTTTCAATCTATCTTAAAAGGTGAACAAGACATAGAACATAGATATGTTTACCCCTCAAATGTTACAAGATATGTATATTTTGAACACGATGGCAAAAGATACAAACGGCAAGAAGATATACCAAATGATGATAAGGATGTGGATGTAGTACCAATAAAGTATGACGCTTTGGTTCTTATAAATGGCAGACGAAAAGATGCGCCACGTCTTACGGTGGAGGTTAAGAGTGCTGAATTTATCATTTTTACAGATGAAGATGGTAACGACCAAGTATTTGAAGAAAACGGCAAAGAATATCTTGTTTGCCAAGTATGGTATCATTTGGGTAAGATACTTAGTACAGATAATGTTTGATTGTTTAATTTTAAAATTTATTAGCTGAGTCGGTAGTACAAGGAGAAGAATTAACAGAACAATGGGACCGCGCCGTAATATGAACGGTGCAGGGGCTGGTGGTAGATTGGTTGCCAGACGTGGCGGTGAAGCTGGTACAACGCAGTTAGGAAATAGAGACCAAAGACGGTATGACTTACGTGTTGCCTTTGGGGTTCGTGGAGCAAATGGTTCAAATGGTTAGCCTATGAACAAGTATGCCCTTACAATGCAGATAATACGCAGTGTTCGTGATAAAACGGACACTGCTGTGTTGTTTTATTCAGCCGGTGGTAAAGACGGTATAGCTTTATTGGATATGCTTGCAGGTGTATTTGATAAGGTTATATGCTATTATATGTACCTCATACCAAATTTAGACCATGTGCAGCCTTATATCAAATGGGCAGAAAATCATTACAAAAATGTAGAAGTACGCAAAATTAGACATTTTCAGCGTGACTATTACGATTTCTGGGGCTTTTTTCGTGAACCAGATAGTTCTATAAAGCCGAGAAAGATTGGTGAAATAGAACAATTTGTAAGAGAAGAGACAGGCGTCATGTACGGATTCAGCGGAATGAAAGGCGTAGATGGCTATATGAAACGGATGCGTTTAAAGAAGTTTGCTAAAACCGGCTATGTAACAGATAAAGGCATGGTTTATCCTCTTGCATTGTGGACAAACAAAGAAGTGCTTCAATATATTAGGCAAAGTGGATTGATACAACCTTTTATCTATGATGCAAACGCTATAAGTCAAGGATTTACTATTGATTTAAATACGATGCTATTAATGCGTAGTAAATATCCCAATGATTATAAACGCATTTTGAAAGAGTTCCCATATTCCGAAAAATTAATATTCGATTATGAAAGAGAACAAAATAACTCAACCGGAAAGTAGAGAAATACAGCGGAGTGATATAAACTTCGCTAACTACAATCCTCGCAAAATAACACAAGAAGCAAGAAAGAACCTGAAAGCAAACCTAAAGCGTGTAGGGTTGCTTGGTGGTATCGTATGGAATGAGGTTACTGGCAACCTTGTTTCTGGTCATCAACGTATTTCAGTGATAGATGAAGTAAATAAATACAATCCTGACACGAGAACTAATGATTATTTGATTCGTGTTGAAGTAGTTCACATGGACGAAAAAACTGAAAAAGAGCAGAATATCTTTATGAATAACAGAAGCGTACAAGGCGATTTTGATTCAGATATGTTAAAAGATATGCTTGATGGAATTGATTATAGCCTTGCCGGACTGAATGACTTCGATTTGAATATGCTTGGAATTGGTGATTTGGACTTTTCTATTAACGATGATATTTGGAGAAAGGAAGATATATTGGACGATTCATTATCAGCCATAGATGAAGCTACTAAAGAAGGTAAAGAGAATAAAGACATTAACCGTTCCAATAATTTTTATGAGGATTCAAAAGAAAATCAAATTGTACGTCACAATGAAGTGCAAAAGATAAAAGACAGAATTAGCAACCAAAATAGCTTTGAAAAGGATAACGGAATGTTAAGCTATGTCGTGCTGTCTTTTAATAGCCCAACAGAAAGGGCTAATTTCATGAAGATGTTCGGTTATGGATTTGAAGAACGATACATTGATGGAAAAGAATTTATGGATAGAATAGAATTTGGGGTAGAATAATGGCGAACGAACAGAATTTAACGCAGAAAGGCAAACGCATTAGCACAGAGAGAGCGCAGGAACTCGCAAGACTTTCGGCTGAATCGAGAAGACAGAAAAAGGAACTTGTGAAAACCGCAAGAGAGTTTGCCATTGCTGCGTTGAATGCTGAAACTACAGATGATAAAGGTCGGAAATACATTGTAAAGGATGCCATGATAAAAAAACTCATAGCGAAAGCTGTGGGTGATGCGGATTTGAACGCTATAAGGTATTTATTAGAACTTATCGGTGAATCTCCTGCTGATGAAAACCAAAAGATTGCAAATGCTGATATTCCAACAGACATAGAGCATGGCATCAACATTGATTCCTGGATTAAAGACAAGCTAAAATGATAGTACCCCAAGAAATTTACCATCCATTATATGAGGATAAGGAAAAATTTATAATTCTTATCACCGGTGGGCGTGGTAGCGGAAAGTCTTTCAATGCTTCTACCTTTATTGAGCGGTTGACTTTTGAAATGACTCCTGTAGAGAAAATAGTTCATCAGATTCTTTACACCCGTTACACGATGGTTTCTGCCGGTATGTCTATCATCCCCGAAATGATGGAGAAGATAGATTTGGACGGTACCACGAAATATTTCAAGACCACAAAGACGGACATAGTCAATAAGATGACTAAGAGCCGTATCATGTTTCGGGGTATCAAGACTTCTTCCGGAAACCAGACAGCAAAACTGAAATCCATTCAAGGCATTACGACTTTTGTCTGCGATGAAGCGGAAGAGTGGACAAGCGAAGATGAGTTCGACAAGATAATGCTCTCCATTCGCAAGAAGGGTATTCAGAACCGGATTATCATTATAATGAACCCATGCGATTCCAATCACTTCATCTACAAGAAATACATTGAGAAAACTCACAAGCTGGTAGAGATTGACGGTGTGCAGGTTCAGATTTCCACTCATCCGAATGTGCTCCATATCCATACTACGTATTTTGATAACTTGGATAACCTTTCTCCTGAGTTCCTGAAAGAGGTGGAAGATATGAAGGTGAGTAATCCTGAAAAGTATGCTCATGTGGTTATCGGCCGGTGGGCTGACGTTGCAGAAGGTGCTGTGTTCAAGAAGTGGGGAATTGTTGACGAGTTCCCGGCTTGGGCAAAGAAAATTGCTTTCGGGCAAGACTTCGGTTATACGCATGACCCGTCTGCTTCCATTCGTTGTGGTATCGTTGATAACGCCCTTTACTTGGATGAAGTGGATTACCGTACTGGATTGCTTTCTTCTGACATCATCAAGACTCTTCGCCCGTGGGGATTGAAAGTCATAGCTGACAGTGCTGACCCTCGATTGATTCAAGAGATACACAACGGAGGAATCAAGATATATGCCGTAGAGAAAGGTGCAGGCTCTATCAATGCCGGAATTGACAAAATGAAAGATATGGAGATTTATATAACCAAACGCTCGTACAACTTGCAAAGCGAGTTCAGAAAGTATGTTTGGGCAAAGGATAAGGACGGGAACTATATCAACGAACCGGAAGACCATGACAATCACTGTTTCGTAGGAGAGACTCTTGTAATGACAAGCGTAGGGAATAAGCGAATTGATAAGATTAGAAAGGGTGATTATGTACTCACATCAAACGGTTTTAGAAAGGTTAACAAATTCTTTGATAATGGATGTAGAAAGATATTGCATACTCGGTTGGTTTTTAGTAACTTTATAGTTGAAATAAAGGCAACGCCTGAACATAAATTTAAAACTATAAATGGATGGAAGCAATTACAAGAACTGACGAAAGGGGACGTACTCTATACGTGCAAGTCTTTAATGGCAAAGAATACAAATTATATGCCGGAGAACGTTATTTCTCCCGTGGAACTAAACGACTACATCGTGAAGTGTGGAAATTCTATAATGGGCAAATACCTAAAGGGTATCATGTCCACCATAAAGATGAAAACACTTGGAATAATGATATATCCAATCTTGAACTTGTTGAGATGCACGCACATTTACGGCATCACGCAGAAGAGCAAAGTAGAGATAATGAACTGCTTGCATGGAGAAGAGAGAATATTGCCAAAGCAAGCCAACTTGCCGTTGAATGGCACAAATCAGAAGAGGGAAGGAAATGGCATAGCAAAAAAGCAAAAGAGCAATTTGCAAATGCAAAGCCGGAAACCTTCATTTGTGAATGGTGTGGAAAAGAGTTCTCTGCCATTTCAAACGGAAATAATAAGTTTTGCTCAAACAAATGCAAAACAGCCTATCGGTATCATTCAGGAACTGATAACGAAAAGAGGAAATGCAAATGGTGCGGCAATGAATTTGTTGCAAACAAATACAGCAAGACCGAATTTTGTTGTAGGAGATGTAGCGGACAATATTCTGCAAGCGTCAGAGCTGAAAGAGATAGAGATAGTAAAGGAAGATATATGTAACGTTTATGATATAGAAGTTGAAGATATGCACGAGTTCTTCGCTAATGGGGTTCTCGTGCATAATTGTATAGATGCTGTACGTTACTATGTATTGGGTGAGCTTCTTGGTAAGATTCAGAAACCGAAAGATTTAACAGGAATATTCACACATTAAAAATATAAACTATGCCATTGAATTTAGAAGAAATATTAGCATTGCCTGACATCGGGCAGAAGATAAACTACCTGAAGAAAGGTAGGAAGACTGAACTTCCCGACCGTTGCAAACTTTGGGATGATTGGAATCCGGAACGACATGAAATCATGGTTGACAAAAAGAAGTATCCGGACAGAAAGGTTCTTGAAAAAGAAGCAGAGAAGCACTTCAATGAAAAAACTGGTAAGACTTATGAAATCGAAGCAAAGTATAAGACTGAACCGGTGAACCGTATTTCCATTCCATTGGAACAAGATATAGTGAATATTCAAACAGCTTTCACGGTCGGCACAGAACCGTCTATGGATTGCACTCCGACTGATGATGATGAAAAGAAGCTGCTGGATGCGGTAAAGGCTGTATTTAAATCCAACAAAATCAAATACCAAAACAAGAAGATTGTCCGTGCCTGGCTCTCCGAACAAGAAGCGGCAGAATATTGGTATGTTACCGATGATGATTCGTTTTGGGCAAAGTTTTGGAAGAAAGTTAAGACTACGTTCGGTGGCAAGGTCAAGCCCACCAAGAAACTGAAAAGCGTGTTATGGTCTCCATTCAGAGGTGATAAGCTATACCCGTTCTTTAACGACGAAGGTAAAATGATTGCTTTCTCACGTGAGTATAAAAAGAAGCTCATGGATGATTCGGAGGTCACCTGCTTTATGACTATCACGGACAAAATGGTTTATCAATGGGATTTGTCTAAAGGGTATGAAGAAAGAACGCCTTTTGCTCATGGATTCCCAAAACTACCGGTTCTCTATGCTTATCGTCCTGAATCTTATTGCAAGAAGATAAAGACATTCCGTGTCCGGCTGGAAAAACTGTTATCTAATTATGCTGATTGTATAGACTACCATTTCTTCCCACTGCTGAAGCTAATTGGAGATGTAGAGGGTTTCATGGGTAAGGTTAAGGATAGAATGGTCAAACTTACAGGTGAAGGTGCGGATGCCCAGTATCTGACGTGGAACCAAGTTCCGGATACGGTACGTTTTGAAGCAGAAACACTCACTAATATGGCTTATGATATGTCAAACACTCCAAGAATATCCTTTGAGACGTTGAAGGGGTTTAGCAAGGCATCGCAGACCATTGACATAGAAACAGAACTGGTTCCATATATGATTGATGATTTGAATGATAAGGTGACCACTGCCGTTTCCGCTGTCAGTGGTGGCATCTGGTCAACGCGTGAGGGAATCATGTTTGCCGGAAATGCTGATAGGGTAGAAGAGGAACTTGCAGAAATCAAAGAGGAACAAGCAGCAAAGAATGAGCAAATCGGAGATAAGGGAAAGAAAAACGCCTCTTAGTTAGAAAAATTACGGGACTTATAGTTTTAGTATAAGAAAAATAGTTAGCGGTGGCTTCAAAGAGTTGCCGCTATTTTTTTTGCTCTTTTAAATTATAAATATTAGAATATAATTTTGAATTATAGAATTATATATGTATTTTTGTCACACGATAATTGAGTAACCAATGAGAATATTTACCGAACAAGCATTAAAAGAATATGCAGAGAACCATCCCGATTCAAAGGTCGCTTTGCAAGAATGGACTACCATTGTGAAAAGAAGCAAGTGGACCTGTTTTGCCGATATTAAGAAAACGTTTAATAGCGTTGATAGTGTAGGTAATCAACACTATGTTTTCAATATCAAAGGCAATAACTATCGTTTGGTAGTAGTGATTAAATTCACTATTCAGTTTGTGTATATTCGCTTTATTGGTACTCATAAAGAATATGATAAAATAGATTGCGCTAATATTTAGGATTATGACAAAGATAGAAAATCAAGCCCAATATGAATGGGCGGTGAAAAGAGTAGAGGAACTTCTTCCATTAGTGAAAGATGATACTCCTTTGAATGACCCAAATAGCATAGAATTGGAGCTTCTTTCTAATTTGGTTGCTGATTATTCCGAAGAACATTTTGCATTGGGAGAACCAACACTTGTGGATGTTCTTAAACTTCGTATGTACGAAATGGGGCTTAATCAAAAATCACTTGCAAAGTTGGTTGGTGTCAGCCCATCACGGCTAAGTGATTATATATCCGGTAAATGTGAACCTACTTTAAAAGTTGCTCGTGAGATAAGCCGGAAGCTAAATATTGATGCTAATATAGTGTTAGGTGTATAAGTATAAGTTTTTGATGTGATATATTTTAGGCGTGATTCATTCGGTTTCACGCCTAAAATAACTTACCTCCAAACAAGCTTCTTAAGCTAAAATCTATATCCGTAATTCTTTTTATTTCAATTAAATCTCTATATACAAATCCGCCAACATTTATTTTTTCACATTGCATTTTTAAATAAATTTCACGAGATAGTTCAGCTCTTGGGGTAACTTCTAAAAAGAACCATTGTCCATACAATATTAATGTATAAAATCCATAAGTTTCTATATCATTAAATTGTGAATCGGAAAAGGAAAACTTAGGAGATGAAAATTTTTCTTCTATTAAGTAAACTCCATTATTGACTAAATAATACAAAGGAATATCTCCAATATTATAACGTGCAAATCTCCTAATTTGATTAAATCGATTGTCTAATCCATTACCTGTTATTTTATGATATTCTTGAAGGAACATTTCATATATTCCTCTCTTGAATTGTCTTGCAAATGTTGTTAGAAATCTATCATTAAACTTAAAATGTGATTTGAGAACTATTTTTCTTTTTGACTTCCAATATTCGAAATATATTGACTTTAATCTTTCTGAATTATCTTTTCTGTTAAGCAAGGCTTTTGGTAGTCCAAATATTTCTTTAACACAAACTTCTATACAAAGTTTAGGAAACACAAAGTCGTCAGGTTGACCGAAATAGTGATTGCATTCATCGCAAATATCAACACCAATATTTATGCTACCTAAACTTTTTGGCATAGTATGTGGCTTCTCTTTAAATGTCGTTTGAGTTACATCTTTACCACAAAAAATACAAGTTCCTTTATTTATATAGTCCATACTGTTACTTTATTTTACAGCAAAAATAGAATTTTAAATTGATTTCTTCACAACCTTTTCTTAGTGAATGCTATACAACCTAATTATTTCCCCTTTAATTGTTTCCTCCTTACTTTTATACCGTATTCACGACAATCAACTCATTGTCGTGAATCGGAAGCTTAAATATTTACTAATCATCTGTATTGGCGGTATTTTTACTTCTGCAAATTGAATCTCAAATTTTAATTCATACAGTATGACAATTTTAGAACAAATCTTAGCGGGCCTCCAAACCAAGTTTACTGGGGTGGACACTGCTATTCTTACCCGTATTGCCACCAAAAAGGCAGAGGGTATAACGGACGAGACAAAGGTAAACTCTATTGTTGAGGGTATCAGTTTTTCGGACGTGCTTAATTCCTATGGTGATTTCCGTGCCGGGGATGCTTCCAAGACCGCAGTTTCCAACTACGAGAAGAAGCATAACCTTAAAGACGGTAAGCCAATCGAGACTACCACAACCACCAAAACGGAAGAGAATAAAGACGATGTGCCTGCATGGGCGCAAGCTTTAATTGACTCCAACAAGAACCTTTCTGATAAGCTAACACAGTTAGAAACGGAAAAGGCTCAAGCAACACGTAGCCAGCAGATTTTGGCAAAGGCAAAGGAGTATGGTATTCCCGAAAACTACGCCAAACGATGCGCCATTAAGGACGATGAGGACTTGGACGCATACTTCAAGGACTTGAAGCAGGAGTTTGCGAATGACGGCTTTAAGGGTGTAGTTCCTCCAGATACAGCAAAAAAAGAACTGGAGAATGAGACTCAGGCGTTTGCGAAAATGATTGCAGACGACACTAAAGAAATTGTAGAACAACAAAAACAGTGATTTTATGGCAGCAGGATTTAAGTATAATCTTGAACCGGAAGTTGAGCAGGAAGAACGCTACGACGTAGAAACCGGACGCAGACGCAGAGGTCCGTACAAGTTGGACACAACCAACCTCGTTGTCGGCTCGTACTTGCCCTCATTCACACCGATTGCAGCTGACTTGGTGAAGAAAACATCCCAAGTTCCATGATATTTTAGAAAAAATGTTTGGAGATTGGGCAGAGTTCAAGTTTTTGATAATCTTGTTTATTGTCCTATTTATAGTCGTTTTAGGAATGAATTAAAAGAGCGATATGATAGTAACTACCGACATAGGAAACATTCTCTACCGGGATTGCAAGGCTTTCGGGATAGACATCGTACCAGCAGGAGAAACTCTGACGAGCGAATTGAAGTCTGAAAGAATTGTCATCCACACGAAGAAACAACAGCCGGGAAAGTATTGGAAGAAATCTTTCGCAGAAGTGAATCTATGTGTACCCAATTTAAGCGAGAATGAAGCGAACACAATCCGGCTTAACGAACTCGAAAGAAAGGCTGACAAGCTGCTTGATGATGTAGTAAGCACCTATGACGGTACAACCTATCGTTACTCTATCGAATCAATTGGCGCGGAAGCGGATGCAGCTTTGAAATGCCATTACGTGAATGTGAGAATTTTATTTGAAGTAATAAATGTAAAACTATAAGATTATGATTTCAGCAGTAGGAATAAAAAGAATCTTGTTTGCCGATATTGATAAGGTAACGGCAGACATTACCCCCGAAATCGCAAAGACTTTGATTCAAGCCGCTATCAAAGCGAAAGATGAGGTTTTGAATGTACACGGGGAAACGTGGCAGATTGAGGAAACGGAAGCCTCCGTCACTGGGTACAAGAACCAATTAACGGGAAAGAATTACCGTTACGATGATGTGCCGGGAGAAGTATCGCCCGCTTTCTCTATCGGACAATATGACTGGAAGACCAAGAAAGCGTTCATGGGTGGCGATGTTATTCAGGCAACATCTAAAGATGTAGGTTGGAAGCGTGCTTTGGATAAAGTTATTATCAACAAAGCATTGTTCTGTCTGACCGATGATGATGTCTGGTTCATCTTCCCAAAATGCCGTATTGTTTCCCGTGAAGCCAATACGGATAAGGCAATTGCAATCGCTGTAAAAGGCTTGGTGCAGGAACCGGGAATCGAAGGTGTTTCTTCTGAGTATAACTATGAAGAAGGGCAGATTAAAGCTTTGCAGGCATGAACTACAGTAACCATTGTACCTACTCCTTCCGATGCGACCGTAAAGCTGGACGGTGCAACGGTCAAGTCAAAGCAGGTGAATGCTGGGGCTACCGTTCACTATGAAGTGTCGAAAGTGGGGTACGTCACTCAGTCAGGAGATATTAAAACCACTCCTTCTGAAGTTGATACCACTCTTAAAAAAGAGATAACATTGGTAAAAGCACAAGAGTGATAACCGGGGGATGGATATATACCATTCCCCCTTTTAGTTTAAGAATATGAATCAAGCAGCAAAAACGGTTTCTGATGCTTTGTTAGGGCTGGATTTCATGAATGTGGAGATAGGAGGGATGGTTTATACCATTAAACCTCCTACAATTAAAATTATCTGTCGTGCCATTCATCATTTTTCCAATATCGGCATGACTGGAGATAATGTCATGGAAGCTATTAAAGAGCTTCCTGAAGCTACTGAAGATATGCTGAAAGGTATTTCATGCTTTATCTGCGGGAATGATAGTTTGGTCAAAGAATTGGAGAACGGCACTTTTGAAGAAGTCAAAGATGCCTTGGAAGTCTGTTTCTCTATGATGGATATTTCGGCTTTTCAGTGTGTCAGCTCGATGAGGAACGTGTCGATGCTGGCAGCAAGACCGAAACAGTAGGAAACACAACGTTCTTCGGGCAGATAGCCCATTTGATTGACACGCTGCATCTGAGTTATACAGAAGTGTTTGAGATTATCCCTTATCGGAATCTGCTGATGATGCAACGGGATAAATTACGCGCAGTATATGGTGGTCAGAAGGTGAATAGAATCAGTGGTAAGGAATTGGCTAATCGTAGGAAAAAGAAATAGATATGTCAAAATTATATTTTAAGATAGGTAGTGACTGGGAAGAAGTTGTAAGACTTCGTAATGAAATTGCAAAATTAAAGCAGGAGTTAATGAGCATGGATGGCACGCAGACTCCTGCTGCTTTCAAGGCTTTGAATGCCCAACTTGCTGCATCCAACCAAAGATTGGATGAGTTGGTGACTAATGCAGCCAAAGCTGGAGCGGAGATGGAAACGGGATTCAAAAGGAAAATCTTCGATGCTTCCCAGGCCGTGAATGGATTCACAGAGAAGATTCTTGCTCAAAAAGCGGTAGTTAAGGATATTGAAGCGGATGTAAAACGACTTGGGGATGCTTATCGTATAGCATTGAAAAGGAATCCGTTATCAGCAAATAGCAAGTTAGAAGAATACAATGCTGCCCGCAAAGCTCTTGATGAAGAAAAGGCAGCTTTATTTGGATTAACCCAACAACAAGCCGAAGCGCGTCTTTCCGTAAAGAAACTTCGGGATGAATACGCCCTTTACAATGATAATGCTAAGGAAATCGTAGAGAGTAACAACGGTATCGCTATTTCTTGGAAGAAAGCCTTGGCGGTTATTGGTGGTACTGGAGTACTGAAAGCATTAGGTGCTGAAATGATTCGTGTACGTGGCGAGTTCCAGGCTGCTGACACTGCTATTGAAACTTTATTGGGAAACAAAGAGAAAGCCAATGCCCTCATGTCACAAGTTCGTGAGTTCGCTAAAATTTCTCCGCTTGAATTTTCTGATGTAACAGCAGCCACGCAGATGATGCTTGGTTTCAACATTGAAGCTGAGAAAGTTCCCCGTTATCTACAAGCTATTGGCGATGTTTCTATGGGGAACACACAAAAGTTTAATTCTATGACTTTGGCATTCTCTCAGATGTCCGCTGCCGGTAAACTTATGGGTCAAGACCTCAATCAGATGATTAATGCAGGATTTAATCCTCTGCAAATCATGTCTGAAAAGACCGGTAAGTCTATCGCTACCCTCAAAGATGAGATGTCTAAGGGGGCTATTTCCGCAGAAATGGTTCAGCAGGCATTTATAGATGCTACTTCCGCTGGTGGTCGATTCTATCAGATGTCCGAAAACGCTTCAAAAGAGATAAACGGTCAGCTTTCTATGATGCAGGATGCGATGGATAGTGTTCTCAACGAGTTAGGTGAGAAATCGGAAGGTGTAATTATGGACGGCATTCAGATGACTGCTTCTTTGATTGAAAACTACGAAACAGTCGGCAAGATACTTGCTGGATTAGTAGTTACTTATGGCGCATATCGTACTGCTGTAATGCTTACTACTATCGCAACGAGCAAACACACGATAGCCGAGATAGCCCTTACCAATGCCCGTGTACTGGCACGGAAAGCACAAATGGCTCTCAATGCGGCAATGCTTACCAGTCCTTATGTTTTGCTGGCGACTGCCGTTGTAGGGCTTGGTGCGGCCATGTGGACTTTCCATGATTCCGCAACCGAAGCCGAAAAAGCACAGAGAAGGTTTAACGAACAGCAAGAAGAAGCTAAAAAACAAGAGGAAGAACACAAGCAGAAAATTGATTTCCTTGTAAAGAGTTCCCGTGACATGGCTTTGTCTGATTTACAAAGAGGACAGAGCTTGGCGGAGTTGAGAAAAGAATACCCAAAGATATTCGCTCAATACGACATTGAAACCATTAAACTTGCTGATATACTCAAATTAAAGCAGCAGATTGCAGAGGAAGATGCAAAACGTGCCGGAGAAAAACAAGCCAAAGAATTTTCTAATATTGAATCTGAAATCAAATATTACGAAAATTTACTGAAATCTCTTTCCGGGCAGCAAGGTGTTGATGGATATGTGAAGAAGATGAAAGAATTGCGTGCTATGCGTGACGTTATGTTACAAGACAAGGGGAAAGGCATTTCAGAGCAATTCATATCCAATTTGAACAATGTTGATGTAAAGGAATTTGACCGATATATTTCCGAACTTGAAAGGAGAATCAAAGGAAAGGGTGATAATGGAACCATCAAACTCCGTTTGCCTATTGATGTAGAGGGAACTTTGTCAGATGAAGCAATCTATAATGTCAAAGACATAAAAACACTCATAGATACTGCAAAATCTGCCAAGCAAACCCGTATTGATTCAGAGAAAAACAAAACTACTTACAAACAAGACTACGATAAAGCCAAGAAAGAGTGGGAAGATGCCAAAAAGAAACTCTCTGGAATAGAAAAGGACAAATCCAAGTTTACCTCAAAGCAGTATGAAGAGGCTAAGAAACGGGTAGAAACAACTGAAAAATCCTATAAAAATTTAGGTGGTATCACTGGTAGTTCTTTAACCAAGCAGGAAAATCTAGCAAAAAAGCAAAAAGAAAATCAGGAAAAGCTGGACGGGCAACTTCTTTCACTTCACCGTCAGAACCAACAGGATGAAATCAACCTGATGAGAGAAGGCACGGAAAAGAAGTTGAAACAGATTGACCTTGATTATCAGAAACAGATTGATGCGATAAGAAAACAGGAGGAAGAATGGAGCAAAGCCGGTAACGGTAAGCTGACCGACAAGCAGGCACAGAAAATTTCAGAAGCTTATACCAATGCCGAAAGTATGAGAGATAAAGATATTTCCGATGTAACTGAAGGACAGCTGAAAGCCGAACAACAGGCTTTGAACGACTACTTGAAAGAATATGGCACGTTCCAGCAGCAGAAATTGGCTATCGCCCAAGAGTATGCGGAAAAAATAAGGAAAGCACAGGAAGAAAACGGTGTTAATAGTGCACAAGTAAAGTTACTGGAGAAACAACGTGATGTTGCCATACAGAACAAGGAAACAGAAGCCATAAAAGCCAATATAGATTGGGTTACTGTGTTCGGTGAGTTTGGTTCCATGTTTTCCGACATGATAAAGCCCGCCTTGGACGAAGCGAAAAAATATGTACGGACTGACAAGTTCAAGAACTCCGATCAGGCAAGCCAGAAATCATTGATTGACGCCATCAGCCAGATGGAAAAGTCTTTGGGTGGTACAAGTGGAGTCAACTTCAAGAAACTTGGAGAGGATGTAAAAGCCTATCAAATAGCAGAACAGAATCGTATCAGTGCCATAGGGATTGAAACAGCTGCTTTGGAAAGACTAAAGAAATCACAGGATGATTACACCAAAGCGCAGAAGGGCGGAACGGAAAGTGAGAAACAAGCCGCAGCAAACGCTCTTGAAACAGCACGGCAGAATGCTGACATTGCATCCGCCAATGTGAAGACACAGACTGATATCGCCAATCAGGCCCAGCGTAATGTGACTGATACCGCCACCAGACTGAAAGCAAGCATGGAAAATTTGTTGGGAGGCTTGCAGCAGATTTCATCCGGTGGATTGTATAACGCATATAGCGGAATTATCAAAACCGTGAACGGATTCAAGGATGTCATAGGAAAAACGTCAGAATCTCTTAAGGAGGTTCCCATTGTCGGATGGATTCTGTCCATCATTGACGTACTCAAAGACGGATTAAGTGATCTTGTCGGTGGTCTGCTTGATGCTGTTCTGAACGCTGTCAGTGGAATTATCGGTGATGTCTTGTCAGGGGATTTGTTTGTCACAATCGGCAAGTCATTGAGGAACGGCATAGGAAACATCCTGAACGCAATCTCATTCGGAGGCTTCAACTCCCTGTTTGGAATAGGTGGAAACGCCAAGGAAGTACAGGAAACGATAGACAGGCTGACGGACAGGAATGAAACTTTGCAAACGGCCATCGAGGATCTGACTGACGAGATGAAGGCAAGCAAGGGAATGAAATCGGTTGAATCTTACAGGGAAGCTGTAAAGTATCAGGAGGAAGTCAATAAAAACTATCTGCAAATAGCAAAGGAGCAAGCCGGATATCATAAGAGCCACGGCAGCTGGCAGCATTATCTGAAATGGACGGATGAAATGCTGGAACACGCAAGAAAAGCTACCGGCATGCAGGATTTCTCCGGCACCGATTCCTTGTGGAATCTGACCCCCGAACAGATGAAGGCTCTACGGTCGGACGTATGGTTATGGGATATCATGGAATCTTCCGGTAAGGGAGGTTACGGTGAGCGTGTTACCGACAAGCTGGATGATTATATAGAGCAGGCAGGAAAACTGGAAGAACTGACCGAAAGTCTTTATGAGGGCCTGATCGGAATGTCATTCGATTCCATGTATGACAGTTTTATAAGCAGTCTGATGGATATGGAGAAGAGTGCGGAGGATTTTGCTGATGACATATCCAAATATTTCATGCAGGCGATGCTGTCAAATGCCATCGGTGAACAGTTTAGTGACAAACTGAGGACATGGTATGATAAATTCGGTGAAGCCATGAAGGATGATGGTACGCTTGACAATAATGAGCGTAAGGAGCTGATGGATGAATACATGGGTTATGTGGACGAAGCCATGAAGCTCCGTGACGAGCTTGCCGCAGCAACCGGATATGACAAGATTTCGCAAGAATCAACATCCCAGTCAGCTTCATCCAAAGGTTTTCAGGCAATGAGTCAAGATACTGGCGAAGAGTTGAACGGTAGGTTTACAGCATTGCAGATTGCAGGAGAAGAAATAAAGAATCAGAATATTATTCAATCTCAATCACTTAATCTACTAACAGTAAAAGCAGATGCTCTACTTTCCATAGATACGGAAACAAGAAATATTGCTGATGATACGCGGGATTTGATAGCGCAATCCTATCTTGAATTGGTACAGATTTCAGAAAATACAGGGGCAATCGTCAAACCTATTCAACAGATGCAAAGAGATATAGCAGAAGTTAAAAAGAATACAGCAAAATTATAGTCTATGGATGAATTATTAATTAATGGCGAAAACGCTTATACAACATGGGGTGTGAGAATGGGAGAGGGGTTTCTTGATGTTATTGGGGCATCCGCTCCCATGAAGGATTTTATTGAGAACAAAAGCCGACTTGAACATGGGAAACGGGTAATAATCAATAATCCTAAAGTCGATGAGAGGGAAATAACTCTTTCGTTCACTATCGAGGGTAATTCTCAGTCTGATTATCAAGCAAAGAAGAAAGCTTTCTTTGATGAGCTGTATAAAGGTGTGGTTGATATTCAGATTCCTGCTAATAGTAGCGAGGTTTACCATCTTATTTATACTGGCAAGAGTGTCACTTACGCACAGAGTTTAGACCGAACTTTCGGAAAAATTTCAGCCAAGTTTAACGAGCCAAATCCGAGCCCGGAAGGGCGAAAGTAGATGATAGGGTGTGGATAACACACCCTATTTAGTTTATTCTACTTTTACGTTTATGTTCTTTCCACAATGGGGACAAGTAAGGGAGAGACTGTCTTTCTTTGGTTGCTCAAATAATTCAGAAATATCACACTCAATAGCACTTGCAATACGCTCCAACACTTCTATTGATGGATTACCATTTATATGCTGAGACAACCCGGTCGGAGTGATATTCATTCTTTTGGCAACTTCTCGGACTTCTAACCCATGTTCTTTAATCGCTTTCTTAATATTCAAACCCATAGCTTTGATTTTTAAATTTAATACAAAGTTACTGTATTCTTTATAATTAAAGTTATCGCTTTGATTAAATATGGTTAAAATAAAGTTTTTGCTTTGATTTTACTTTGATTAATTAAAGTTATCGCTTATATTTGCAACGTCAAATCAAAGTGATAAGAGTATTAACACATAACATATAAGAGTATGAGCACAAAATTTAGAAGTCAGATGAAAGAAGTAATGCAAATGGCATGGTCTTTTGTTCGCAAGAACGGTTATTCAATGAGTGAGGCATTGAAATGCGCATGGGCTAATTTAAAACTGAAAGCGGCTTTGAAAGTGAAGATAGTAGAGTTTTACTTCAAAAAGACAGACGGTACGCTACGTCAAGCCTTTGGCACTCTCTTGGAAAACAGAGTACCCGAAACAAAAGGTACAAAGAAAACGGCTGATAATTGCCAGGTGTACTTTGACACTGAAAAAGAAGAATGGCGTTGTTTCAAGAAATGCAACCTTGTTAAAATCGCATAATAACAGTGGTAAACGAAATTAAGTATAAACACATAAATATAACGAATATGAAAACAGAAGAATTAGTAATTGACATGAATAACCTTTATGTACAGGGATTAATAAAAGTGATTAACGACTTTATGCTTGAAGAGGCAAGCGGTTGTATGTCAACTGAGTGTCGTTTGAAAAATAAAATAGAGAAGCTGAAAGACGTATTTCCAGAAGAACGCAAACGGATGGTAATAGCCGGGCGTGCACCAATGTTCTCGTCACCGACTTCGGGCTTGTATAAGCTGATATTTAAAAACTAACCATACACCATTGTACAAAGGTAGCCTTCGCACGACATAAAGACTGCCTTTATTATTCACTTTAAAATCAATGATTATGAAAAAGAATTTAATTGGTCAGAAATTTGGACGGTTAACTGTGATTTCAGAATACGGTAGATACAAGAAAAAGCAGGTACAGTGGCTATGTAAATGCGAATGTGGAAATACTGTGATTGCTACTACTGGTTCTTTAAATAGCGGAAATACAACAAGCTGTGGATGTTACAATAGAAGCCTTTTGGCTAAAGACCTAACTAATAAAGTATTCGGAAAGTTAACAGCTATAAAGGTTGTAGGAAGAAACAAGCATAAATCACTTATATGGGAATGTCTTTGCGAATGTGGAAATAAATGCTATCCTACATCTAATTCTTTACTATCTGGAAATACTAAAAGTTGTGGCTGTGTGCGAAGAAAGAAAAACTCTGAAAAAATGAAAAAGGCAAATTTTACTCATGGCAAAACCTATACAAGACTATATAATATATGGTGTGCTATGAAGGGTAGATGTTACAGGCATACGAACGACCATTATTCATCGTATGGAGAAAGAGGAATTGAAGTGTGCAACGAGTGGAAAAACGATTTTCAAAGTTTTTATGACTGGGCTATAAACAATGGGTATAATGAAAATTTAACCATTGATAGAATAGATAACAATAAAGGATATTCGCCCGAAAATTGCCAGTGGCTATCATTTTCTGAAAATACAAGAAAACAAAGGCGTACGGTTTTTATTTCTGTTGATGGCAAGTGTTGCTCTGTTTCAGGATGGGCTAAAATAATAGGCGTGGGGAATTGTACCGTAAGGTTATTCTATAACAGGTTCGGTGAGGAAATGACACAGAAAGCAATTCATGATTTTTTCAAAACGAAAGACAAAACTTTATTGTACGTGCGGAATAAAAGGAAATAACCCGGCAAACAGAAGCTAATTCACGACATTGGTTTTATTGTCGTGTATGTGAGTGCTCAAAATTGGGCACTCTTTTTTTTATCCCCGAACTTTGAAGACATGGAACAAATCGACATCAAAGACATATCCGGTGCTATCCTGCTTACAACTTTGATCAATGAAGGCTGCAAGCGTAAGTTCACTCTGATGAAGGAGGACTACATCATGTTAAAGTTCTCCTTAGAGAATCCCATATATTTCAAACTTGGCTCATACGTGGAATGTAACTTCGGATTGTTCGAGGTGTGCGACTTGCAGAAGCCCGCATTCAACACCAATACCGCCGGCTACGATTACGAATTAAGACTTGACGCCTACTACTGGAAATGGAAAAACAAAATCTTCAAATATACCCCGGAGACGGCCGGACAGGAGGCGTCCTGGAACCTGACCGCCCCGCTTGACGTACAAGCCGGTATAGTCCTTAGAAATTTGAAAGCTCTTGGTTACACATACAAAGGACAGGATTTTGTTTTCTCCATTGATTCCACAGTCGAAAACAAGTCCCAGTTGATGAGTTACGATAACATCAACATCCTTGACGCTTGTTTTGAGATGGCGAAGAAATGGGATTGCGAATGTTGGGTGACTGAAAACATCATCCATTTCGGACGTTGTGAGTCTGGCGATGCGGTGGATTTCGAAATCGGGAAAAACGTGCAGGAAATGTCACAGTCAGAATCCCGGTCCACTTATGCCACCCGTATCTACGCTTTTGGTTCAACAAAGAATATCCCATCTGACTACCGTCCGGTTGACGAGACTGTGGTTGTGAACGGCGTGGTGCAAAAACGCTTAATGTTGCCCGAAGGCACTCCTTACATTGACGCTTATCCTGATATGACTACCGAGGAAGCCGTCGAGCAGGTGGTTATCTTCGATGAAGTCTATCCCCGAAGAACGGGCATCATGTCGGATGTCACCACTATCGAAGTGACGGACAAGGTGGAGAATGAGGACGGCACAACCACCGAGGAAAAATGGAATGCCTACCGCTTTAGGGACACGGGTGTTAACTTTTCCGAGAAATATATCCTCCCCGGTCAGGAGCTGAGGATACGTTTCGCGTCCGGGCTTCTCAACGGTTTGGAGTTCGCCGTGAAGTTCAATCCTGAGGGAAAGCCGGAGAAATTGGAGGATGGCGGATGGAACCCTGAGGCACAGCTTTGGGAGATAGTCAGGAATGAGGACTATGGCAGACCGCTTCCCGGTGATGTGCTCTTTCCCCAGGATGGAGATGAATATGTGCTTTCCGGCTGGGACAGCACGAAAATAACCGAACTGGGGCTTGTGGGTGCCGCCGAGCAGGAGTTGAAGGAAAAGACTGAAAAGTACGCTGCCAAATCCAAGATAGACCCGAGTACCTATGGCTGCACGATGATGTCAAATGACGCATACCGTGAGGATGGCGTTCACAACCTCTACAGCATCGGTCAAAAGGTCAACCTTATCAACAAGGCTTATTTTGAAAACGGAAGACAATCAAGGATTATCGGATTTGAATTCAATCTTGATTTAGCTTATGATTCCCCTATATATACTGTCGGGGAAACCGCCGCCTATTCCCGTATTGGGGAGTTGGAGGAAAAGGTTGAGAGCCTTACCCTGAAGGGACAGACCTATACGGGCGGTGGTGGTAGCGGTGTGTATGTGATCGGAAGCCACGACTCCACCCCTGCGACAGACCATAACGTGTATTCCGCATTGCGCTCCTTAGTAATGTTCCTTCGTAAGGATCAAGCGGACGGAACAAATTTCTTATTGAAGTTCGGCAAGTTCATCGACTCCATGATTGCCGGTAAAGGTGCCGGTATCTATCCTGACGGGCGCGGTCAGTTCGAGCGTCTTGAAGTACGCGGCTCCGCAGTGTTCAAGGAAATCATCTATAACCGCCTGAACGCACAGGAAGGCGACACCTCATATTCCGAGAACGGAGTCATTGAGTCCGTGGCTTTAGAGAGCGACGGAACTTATACCCTGAAATTGCGCAAGCGCTGGGAGAATGACTTCACCGCATTCCAGGAGGGTGATATAGTGTACGGGATTGTAAACAACCTCTTTTCTACGGGGGAGTATTACGCCTCGTGGATGCGCGTGCTGTCCAAGAATGTCCCGGCCAACTCCATCTCGGTGTTATCATACCCGGACAGTGAGGTGCCGGGCGGTAAAAACTATCCTCCCACAGAGTTGACGATCATTACCAGAAGAGGAAACGCCTTCAATGAGGACAGGCAAAGCTACTGGTATTTGTCCGCCACCACGGATAAATGTCTTGTCTGGCTGGAAGGAGTAACGAAGCCTGTCTTGGAACAGAACAACTATTACATGATATTGGGGCGTTTGCCCAATTTGGATTTGTTCGACAATCTCCCCGTCAACTATAAGCACTCGTACATATTCGCCCGTGCCGGCATCTTCGGTGAACTTTACCGGGTGGACTGGCAGGGACTGCCCGTACAGGAACTGGTGGACCGTGGCTTTTGGTCGGCCGAAGTCGCGTCCTCTGACAATCCTTACACCAATACGCAGGAGCGGGCGGACACGGTTTGGCACTACGGCTGCAAATGGAAGTGCCTGATGACGGGAACAGCCGACGAACCGCAATATGCGGCGGCCGGATGGGCGATGCTGGAAGGGAACCCGGAATTTACGATAGAGATCGGCAGCACAAAGGGGTGGTATTTTGATATCGAGACTTTTTCCACAACGCTATATATTACCGGCAAGCTGTACAACCGTGACGTGACAGATCATATACTTGACGCTGATGTGAGCTGGACGCGTGATACCGGGAATGTATCAGAAGATAACGCATGGGCGGTGAAGCGTGCCGACGCCGGGAAAAATCTTCCTCTGACGATAGATGATCTCGGACCGAATTATACCAACATGCGGGTGTGTACGTTTAAAGCACAGGCGTTATTGCGTGACGGGCAGCAGTTTGAAGTGGCGGAGAATTTTGTAACATTTTAAAATGGTTTTATACAATGGCAACAAAGCAACGAAAAATAGAAATCAACTACCGGCTGTTACAAACCAGTTGTAACATCGAGGTGGTGGGCAGCGTGCCGGACATGCAGGTCTACCAGGCTGACAAAGCTGAATACACTCCGGACTATACGCTGACACCGCTGGTCCTGTTTCCGCGGTGCAACGCCACCGACCCGGAAGCGGTGACTAAAATCGGGGCGGTCAACTCCAGGCTGACCAACATGAAGTGGTACGAGCGCATCGGAACCACACGCACACTTATCACATCGACAAACACAGGCTACAGCATTACGGAGTCCGGTGACAGCAAGGGACAGATCACAATGAAAAAAAATGTCACCGTCCTAAAACCCGTCACGCTGGAGTTTTACGCGGAATATGCCGACACACGTACCGGACAGCTGTTTACTTTTCAGATGAGCCGTCTTGTCCGCGCGGTTGACGGTACGGATGCGATCCCCGTATTGACGATAGACAGCCCGTCCACGCTGGACTGGAACCCGGTGCGTGACATCATCGCACAGACCATCACGGCTAAACTGATGGTAGGCGACACGGACGTGACGGCTACGGGCAAATGCAAGTTCTTCTGGTACCGTCTGTTGTCTACGGGAGCGCTGGAGGCGATAACCACAGGAGCGGGTGACAACGACTGGGAGTTTGTATCACTGAACAAGAATGTATATAAGATTGACCGCAATTATATAGGTGATGACATCACGATTGTCTGCAAGGCCACCTATGCGGCTTCCGGGTCTCCGGCATCAACCCCGGGCACATCGGACCCGGCAGTCTCTACGGTGATACGCCGCAGGATTCCGAAGATTGAAGCCGACTGGGAGGGCGTACCTACGGGTGTTCCGGATGGGACTTACGCCATCTTTCCCAGACCCGTCATTCGGGATACCATGGGGGTTATCCCGAATCCATCCGCCATGTTTAACTGTCACTGGTACGTCAAGAAGAGCGGAGATGCCGGATATGCCAAGGTTGCCGACGGATACTCTCCCAGGATACCTTTCAGCAACGGCATGATGTTAAAGCTGGAGGTGGAGGACAGAGGCCCTTACGTGGCGCTGACACAAGGCGGCAAGGTGCTCACACAGGGGGGCAAGGCGGTAGTAGTAAGAAAATTTGGATAACATTAAAAACAATAGAATTATGGCATTTTACATTAAAGTAACGAAGGAGGTTGCCGACCGGTTGCATCTGACCGATATCCGCAACAGGACAGCGGATGGCAATGTATTATTGTGGCAGGCGGACGTGGCACGTTTCCCCGGCGACACGGTATTTGACAGGGCCAAGGAAGCGGGCGGCATCTGCCTGACCCCGCAGGCGGCGAAAGAAGAGATAGACGGTACGGACCATCCCGTCGAAGTATTCACACCTGCCTCTTGGGGGGAGGACAACACCGAAAGCTCCGAAGGCACGGATAGTACGGAAACGACCGGGGAAGGAGGAGCGTCATGAGTTTGGCCAGCGCGACCGGACAGGTCATATTTTCGCAAAAGGGCGGCGTGTACATGCCTGCCATCCAGTGTAACCAGGGAGATCTGTATCAGGAGTATATGGGCGAAGCGTCCGCGCCGACGAACATCGCACCGGATTTCGCTTCGCTCAAGCCCGTCTTGTCCTTCATTCTCACCTCTTCGCGGGTGGCGGAAGGGCTGGTGGTTCCTTCCTCCATGAAATGGTATTTCAATGATGTCGAGATCAAGTTCTCGGGCAATGTCTCCACCAACACGTTTGGCGGTGAGACGGGACATTTCAAGTTTATCCCTTACCAGCCCGGTACGACGGATTACTACGGATTGCAGATCGTCAAGAATCTGGTCAAGGCGAGCGGAGCGGCCTCTTGTACCATCAAGGGTGAAGCTACCGTGACGATAGGGAATACCAGCGACACCGTCCAGTTCGTCTATAGCATCCCCATCACCAAGGGGGTCGGAAACCAAAAGCATGTGACGATCATTGCCGGTGACAACAAGTATTTTACCCTTCGGGACAAAGGGCAGAGCTGCATTCTGAAAGCCGTAGCGCGCATGGGCAGTGACGAGATCACTACCGGACTGGCGTACAAGTGGTACAACCAGGTCAACGGTGCGTGGAGCGTGCTGAGCGGAAAGACCACACAGACATTGACCGTCACCAACGATATGGTTGACACGACAGGTGTGTTCAGAGTGGAGGTGTACCAGGGCGGCAAGCTCATCGGTCAGGACACGCAGTCCGTAATGGATGCGTCCGATCCGTTTGATTTGATCCTGAATCCCACGCCCGAGGACGAGACCATCCGGGAAAGTGGTGACACGGTGGTCTATAAGCCCATTCTGGTCAAGCGTGGAAGTACCACCAAGTACAAGGACATGACTTTCTATTTCGTGTTCATGGACAGTGCAGGAGTAGTCCTTAACCCGTCTACTTCCGGTACAGCAGCCACTTCCGGCACGTGTACTTGGGACATGTGCCAGCAGGCAGGAGGCAACGTGGCATGGACCATCACAACCAAGGAATAAGGAGGTGATATGCCGTTGGTGACTAGAACCGGACAGGTCAGTTTTGCTCCAAAAGGTGACAAGGGAGATAAGGGAGCGCGCATGCGTATGCGTGTATGGGGGGCGTCTGTGTCTTACCTGGAGGGCAAGCAAGGGCAGCAGTTTTACGACATTGTACTTTATGACAACCTGCTGTACCTGTGCATCCGTTCGCATACGTCGGTTTCGACGGAAACCCCCAAACAGAATGTGGCTTCGGGGAAAATAAAATACTGGGAAGTAGCACAGAGCTGGACTTTTATCGCCACCAAGCTGTTGCTGACCGAGAAGATCAAGGCGTCCATGATTGATGCGGACGGTATCAGGGCGGTCAATGTGGACATCAGCGGAAAAATCACGGCGGATAGCGGACGTATCGGTCCGTTTTCCATAGATTCCGGCATGTTGTCCTCAAAAACTCTTTATGAGGGGACGGATTCCCATGTCGGTTTCAACCTGTCTGCCGGACAGATAGAGTTTTATAACGAAAGGACATTTGCACGTGTAAAAATCGGAGGGAACACGAAATTTGTCACAATCGAAGGGATATCGTATGATGCCGGAATTGACATACAGAGTCCGAATGCCATGATCGGGATGCACATCAAGACCCTGAGCATTCCTCTGTTCGTGGAGGGGGGTAACATTTTCCTTCATCCGAACAATGACAGTTATGTGTCTCTTCATGGCATAGTGGGGAACTGGAGGAACATATCCGTCAGCACTTCCCTGAATAACAATGATGACAATGTGATGTTTATTAATACGGGTAATATAGAAGTGACACTTCCTCCGGATGTTCCGGGACATACCATATACTTCAAACGTATGAGCGGCGGGGTAAGACTGACAGGCGGGCGCATCCTGCCTGCCCCCGGAGGAAAAGAGATGTCCTCCATTGATCTGGATTATGCGTCCGGATTCGTTAAATGTATGGGCAATTATTGGGTTATGTTTTATTGCGGATAACAGTATTTAATTAAGAATATTATGAAAGTTGATTTTACAAAATTTCCCCTGTTCACGGGGATAGACAGACAGGATATGGTGATAGCGGATATCCGTAAGGATATTGCTGACGGTATTTACAGGAACGTGCCCGGTCTTCCGGCGCACGTGCTTGCGGAGAAGATCTATCGGAACGAGCTTGTGGAGCTTGCCGATGACGAGATTCATATACTTGACCTCTACACTTCCGCTTCGGTGGGGCAGCTCGCCGACTCATGGCAGGATTATAAGAAAAACAATTTGGAAACTGAAACTGGTAAATAAAAAATATTATGGAAAAGATGGAATTAAGTGAGGCGTTGAAAGCCAATGCCTCAGTACTGGAAGGACTATTAGGGATAAATGATACATGGTACAAAAGGAGATTTGGTGAAATTACTGATTTTAATGAAGCTAATAATACTGGATATATGTTTGTCGATAAAACCCAATCATTGGATAATAAACCCAATACATCAAGTAATTATGGATTCTTGGAAACGATTGCTATTAATGAGGTCACCATCAAGCAAACTTTTGTAGATTTTCAGAGCAGGTTTTTTATTCGAATATGTAATAATGGAACTTGGACTGATTGGAAACAAATACAAACAACATAGTATTAAAAATAAGTCATATTTTAATGAGATAAAACGGATGGGTGCCGGTCCACACCCGTCCGCTCCTCATGTTACCAAAGAATTATAGTATTTCTATATCTTCAGCATCATCCAGATTCTCATCAACTATATTCATGGATAAAGACAGGTCAACCCCAGTAGTATCCAAAAACAAAGCACTTACACGAAATGAAGCTGTGTTTGTCTTACTCCGAACGAAGAGATGATCATTTTTTCGTTTGAACTCTATTTCAGAAATCATACTACCGTTGACTTTCCTTATGATATAGGAGTTACCAGTCTTACTATTAATAAAGAACAGACCTGTAGAACCACCCCAATATACATACAATATCATACCGATATAGGCGTTAGATGAACTCGCTAGGCGAACGACACATACTTCTTGAACGGAGTCTTTATTGCAAACCAATATAGGAGAAAGAACGCCTTTTCTCAAGAGCCCTTTACTTCCTAAATTAGCAATCGGCATCAGTTCTTCCAGAAGTGCAAACAGATAAATTTTATGTCAAAGAAACCGTCTTCCAGGTTCCCCAAGCACCATTCCACCATTTTATTCTAAACACTAAAAAGCCACCATAGTTATTAGTCCTAAATTGTACTGTTGACTGTCCCAGATTATGACTGAAAACAAGAAGCGTTTGATCATTGTATGAAGTGCCTTTTATTGCATATACTCCAGGCTCATACACTTTATCAATATCGTCTTCAGTTTCTAACTGGATATACCCTTTTCCTTTAAATATAGTACTACTGCTAACTCCTAACAGTCCTTCCAGAACCAACCCCATGTTCTTCTACATAAAATCTATCATGTTTCTTGTGCCTTAGTCGCTTCATCGGGAAGTAACGGAGGCATTATCTTTAGAAAATGAAAGTTGGCAAAATTTTATTAGAGGTGAATTAATCACTTCATTTTTAAAATTGGTAATGTTCATTTCAGAAACATCTTCTAACATTACAATGACTTTCTCATCTTTAGAATCTATACCACAAGCAGAAATACCCAATTTTTTCCATACTCCAATTTCATCTTTGCTATTTATAAAATTTCTAATTTGCAAAAGTTCATTCATCGTATTAACACCCTCTTCTATAATGAATTGATTGCTTTTACATCTTTGTACAAGGTCTTTTTTATAATCTTTTATATTTGTTCCTTTTACTTTTATAACCAAGATGCCATCTTTAAAATAGCTACCACAATAATAATCAGGGTAAGAAGTTTGTTCACCTTCTGTTCTTGTTTTTACTTCAAAAGATGATTCTAAATTATTAATAATATCACTTGTATTATTTTCTACAGGTTGATTTGTTTCATTCACTGGAGAATCTAAATCAGTATCTGAACAAGAGTTAAGTCTAAATCCAAGGAATACAAATGTACTTAAAAATAAAATCCTTTTCATAAGCTCTTAATTTGAAGTTATCAGCTCTAAATTTAGAAAATAATCTGTTACGTTGTTTTTAGTGATAAGACTTTAATTATTTTTTTTAGTTTTCTTCTTGATAGTTCCAATAACATATCCCTTGAGGTTTTCTGCCAGTCGTACGCCTTTCTTTTGTTTTCTCAGAATACCATTGTATCAATGGCCCTATATTACAAATATGTTGTATGTTGGTCTATATATAGTTTATTCTGTGCATTTTTTATGCATAAGATTTTTCTTTAAAATATTTGTTATAGC